GAACACTCGCACTACCAGCGTTCGCTAGACGAGGACCAGACGGCCACTTCTACATGGTCGAGAAAACAGTGTTGCCGAGCCTAACTACCAAACGGGGCTTCTTCAAACGCGGGTAAACGTATATCGCTCCGGCGCTGCATCAACAGCCCGGAGCATGACCGAACCTCGCTGGAGGCTCGATATGGCACAGAATACCGCTCGCAAGGCGTATAGCAACCGCTGGTGCATTCTCAATACGTGTGCTGACTGCGGAAAGCTCATGCCAGGCAAGCCTTCCGGTCGATCTAAGTGCCCAGATTGCCTTGAACCGCCATGCGAGATGTGCGGCAAGCCCTTTCGTCGCAAGAACCATAAAGGGGTTCAAGCACGCACCTGTGGCCGCACTTGCGGTATCGAACTGCGCCGTCGAGAAGGAACGCTTGGAGCACATGCAGGGCAATCCTGCGGAGTGCCTTGGAAAGACTGCCCGCGCTGCGATGCTCGATTCATAGGACGATCCAGATACTGCAAGGATTGTCCGCCGCTAGAAGCAATGGAGTATTACTGGCAGATAACTCGACCTAAGAAGATCAAGCCAGTACAGCCCACCGTTTGCAAGGAGTGCGGCACATGTTTTGTATATCAACCAGTTATCGGCAAACAAGGACCTCACAGGACCAGGTTCTGCTCAGACCAATGCTCGAAGCGATATGCAGACAGACACAGCAGACATCACCAACGACAAGATCCGGGTACACCAAGCGAACGGTTCGGTCTTCTAGAGATAGCCGAACGCGACAACTGGGAATGCCATATCTGTCGCAAGCCAGTCAAGCAAACGGACTGGTCAATGGACCATCTCATCCCAATGTCACAGGGCGGCTGGCACCTACGATCCAATGTGGCACTTGCACACCGGCTCTGCAATTCACGACGCGGAGCAGGACGCATACCCGCACAGCTACGACTCATCGGATAGCACCCCACGCGGCCACACGAAGTCTAGTAAGCCGCTATCGGACCCGCTCATGGTCGCCGTTCCCCCCCCAGTTTGCATTAAGCTGATGCGGGCTAAGACGGCTGAGCGGGGGTATGGTAAGGCTCATAGGAGGTTGAGGGAGGAGTGGGCGCCTAGTGTTGGGCGTGGGGAAGTTGCTTGTGCGCGGTGTGGTCATTTGATTGCGCCGGGTGTTGCTTGGGATCTTGGGCATCATGATTTGGATAGGTCGGTTTATGTTGGTCCTGAACATTCTAAATGTAATCGTGGGGCTAGTATGAAGCGGACTAATCGTCGTCGGGTTCGTCGTGTTTCGCAGGTGTGGTGATGGGGGTTGCTGAGGCTGTTGAAAGGGATTTGGCTGCGTTGGCTTTGCGGGATAAGGCTTTGGCGGAGTCTTCTTTGGCGATGAGCGCTTTGTGTTTGGCGCGGGAGATGGATGGTGATACTTCTGCGACGAGTAAGAGTATGTGTGGTCGGGAGTTGAGGGATACGTTGGATCGTTTGTTGGAGCTTGCGCCTAAGGCGGAGCAGAAGGATGGTTTGGATGACCTCGCTTCTCGTAGAGCCTCACGTCTCGCTAGCTAAAGGGGCTGAGTTTCCTCGGATTTATACGGTGCCGTCGTGTGTGCGGTCTTCTGGTGATGAAGCTGTTGAGTTGGCTCGGATGGCTGGGTTGACGTTGGATGGTTGGCAGGAGTTTGTGTTGGCGCAGTCGTTGGGGGAAACTGAGGCGCAGCGGTGGGCGGCGTTTGAGGTTGGTTTGTCTTGTGCGCGCCAGAATGGGAAGAATGAGATCCTGGTTGCGCGGGAGCTTGCGGGCTTGTTCTTGCTTGGGGAGAGGCTTTTGATTCATACTGCGCATGAGGCTGTGACGTCTAATGAGGCTTTCCGCCGATTGCTTGATGTTATTGAAGATACGCCTAGTTTTATGCGGCGGGTGAAGGATATTAAGAAGGGAAAGGGCCAGGAGGGTCTAGAGCTTAAGAACGGTCAGCGTATTCAGTTTAAGACTAGGACTAAGAGTGCTGGTCGAGGGTTTACGGCCGATCTACTGGTACTAGACGAGGCGATGATTATTCCTGAGTCGTCGTATGGTGCTCTCCTGCCGACGCTTTCTGCTCGCCCAAATAGCCAGATTTGGTTTACGGGTAGTGCGGTCGATAAGGAGGTTCACGAGGATGGTGTTGTGTTTGCCCGGGTTCGTGAGCGTGGTATTCAGGGTGATCCCTCTCTAGCCTATTTTGAGTTTTCCGCGCCTGGCGATAACCCGTCCGTCATGTCGGATGATGAATTGGATAGCTTGGATAATTGGGCTTTGGCTAATCCTGGTTTGGGTGTTCGTATTAGTGCGGATCATGTTGGTAAGGAGCGCCGGTCGATGGACCCTCGCACGTTCGCCGTCGAGCGTCTTGGTGTTGGGGATTGGCCGAGGACCGATGGGTTGGATGGGGTTGTGATTACCCCGGAGGATTGGGCTCGGTGTATTGATCCCGAGTCGCGTAAGACTGGTTCTGTGTGCTTCTCGCTGGATGTGTCGCCTGACCGGGCTTATGGGGCTATCGGCGTGAGTGGTTGGCGGCAGGACGGTCGTGTGCATGTTGAGGTTGTGGAGCATAGGCGTGGTACGGGTTGGATGGTTGACCGGATGGTCGAACTCGTCATTGCTCATAAGCCGCTAGCAGTGATCTTGGATGCGAGCGGTGCTGTAGCTTCCCTAGTACCCGAACTTGTAGAGGGCCTAAGGGAATCAGACAACGGTAATCTTCTATTGTCGCTTCCTGAGAAGGAATTGAGTCTGGTTAGCGCGAGGGATCATGCGCAGGCTTGCGGAATGATTTATGATGCGGTGGCTCAGGATACGATACGGCATTTGGGCACGCTAGAGTTGTCGGCGGCTATTGCTGGTGCGGTGAAGAGACCGTTGGGTGATTCTTGGGCGTGGTCGCGTAAGAATAGTGCGATAGATATTAGTCCGTTGGTTGCGGTTACGTTGGCTTTGTGGGGTTCGTTTACTCACGGACGACAGGTTGAGCCTAAAGTGACTGATCTTAGTGATATTCTTAAAGGTATGCAGGATAAGGGCGAAGATCCCTTCAATCTCTAATGAAAGGAATCCTCATGGAGGCTTCTGGTGTTTTGACTGATCCGGTTGCGGAGACGCAGACGATTGAACAGCCCGTAGAACCTGATCCCGCGCCCGTTGAGGCAGCTGCGCCGTTCCCTTCCCAGGAAGCCATTGTGCCTGACACTGCACCTGTGGAGGCTTCTCCCGCACCTGTACCGGCTGTCGTGGAGCCCAATCCTGGGTCGGTGACGTTGATCACGGGTCAGAAATATGAGGTTGTGGACCTCGCCAAATTCGTTGATGAGATTCTGGCTGAGCCGGTTTGGGTGACGGTCGATCGTCCGAACCAGACTCCTATCACGGTTCGTTCTAGTGCTGTCATCACATACGAGTAGTCCGTGTTCTCCACTTCGCTTGAGCTCGCGGGTTTCGCTGCTATCACGGGAGGGGCCTATGAACTGGCGGGGCGTGGTGTTGCTCTGCTAGTCGCGGGCCTTACCTTGTTGTTTTTGGGGCAGGCTGTGGATGGTTTGCGGCCCGTTCAAGCTGTTTGGAAGTGGAGCGTAGGGTTGAGGGTGCGTTGGAAGGCTCGATGGGCTGAGAAGCCCAGCAAAAATGCTCTGCCTAGCGATCTAGTGGGATCGCGCTAACCGGCCAATAGCGTCTTAGCGCCCATCGTAGACGCGCGAAACGCGGTTCTCGATATGGGCCTGCAACCCACGGCCCATCGAAAGCTCGCATGATTTCGCTTGTAATCATGTCCTTGCTCATCCCCAAATGATATCATAATATCTCTAGCCCTGGCCTCTCGGCAACGCTATTTTCAGGTCGAATCTAAGTTCATTGCCGATCTTCTCGTGGGTAGCATCGACCACCGGAACCCCAGCCTGTCGCCAGAATTCAGCTATCGAATGATTGATTTGGTCTGCCGATTGGGGCCTTTTGAAGTGTTCGCCAATAGCCTGGGCTTCGGCTTCTATCTGATCGGCCAAGGCTCTTTCGTTTGCATCCATCCCCATATTCTACAGCAAAACCGGAGGCGCGCATGACCTTGATTAGTCGCGCAGCCGCTTCTCTTTCGGAGGTTCGCGGCGCGTCTCCGTACGCCGAATGGGGAAACACTGCTCCGCCTCCTCCCGGTAGTCCAGGCTCGGGGAGTCTGAACGTCTCGACCCAATCGGCTGCACAGATAGCGGCGGTCTACGGGTGTGTCGCCCTTATTGCAGACTCTGTTTCTTCTTTGCCTTTGCGCGCCTTGGATCGTCCTACGCCAATGGTTGCTACCGCGAAGGAACTTGATCCTCCTACTTTGATGACGGAACCGTTTGTTGAGGGTGAACTTACGGATTGGCTTGGACAGTTTGTATGGGGTTTGGCTTTGGGTGGGGAGTTCTTTGGTCAGATCGTTGAGCGTGATAAGGATTTGTATGCTTCTCAGATTATGCCTATTCCGAGGGATAGTGTGTTTGTGCATAGGCTTTCTAATGGTGAACTAGAGTATAGGTTTTATGGTATCAAGGTCAATACGGATGATGTTTTCCATGTGAAGTATCAGTCCATGCCGGGTATGGTTAGGGGTATGAATCCTATCCAGTGCATGAGGTTCCCGTTTGGTCTAGCTCACAACATGGATGTATTCGCCGAATCCTATTTCCATAACTCGGCTAATCCTTCCGGTGTTCTTGAATCCGAGACCGAGCTTACTATCGCACAGACCGAAGAACTAGTACGTAATTGGATCAAAGCTCATCAAGGTGGGAATAAGGCTAACTTGCCTGCCGTATTGTCGGGGGGGGTGAAATTCAACCCCACGATGATAAATCCTCAGGATTCTCAGTTCATCGAGTCGAAGGCGTTTACTGAGAGTCAAATCTGCGGAAGGGTCTTTAGGGTACCGCCTCACATGGTAGGTATCGTAGACCGTTCCACTTCGTGGGGTCGATTATTGAGGGATAGAGGCCCAGGAGCGGGGCTTTGTCACGACTACCCTACAGAGCTATCTTACTCGTATTGAACGTTCCCTGACGCGACTATTGCCTAAGGGTATGTACGCTAACTTTGATTTGTCGTTTAGGCTTAGGGGCACTATGTTGGAACGTGCTCAGGCTGCTTCTTTGCTCATGTTGTCTGGTGCTTGGATGGGTGATGATGCGAGAGCATTGTTTGATATGCCGCCTTTGCCCGATGAAAAGGGTCAAGAAATTTATGCTCCGATAAATACGGAGTTGTGGATTAAGGCTAAGGCTGAAGCTGAAGCTTCTATTAAGGCTGCTAAAGAGGAAGCCCCTCCGATGCCTTCGGATGATGGGTTTGACGAAACCGGAGGTAAGTCGAATGGGCGAGCACACGCTTATGCTTGACGAGGCCGAGAAGCGCCTCCTAACCGAGTCCGAAGAGAACGTGTCTCTAATTTCGGATGAAGATAGTCTGAAGAAGGCGATCCGTAAGGTGAATCATGGAGACTCTAACTATGATCGGTTGAGGATTGGGGTTAGACAGGGCGCTGAAGGTTTGAAAATGGCAGACTTGCTACCAGATAATTGGGCTGAGGATGGTTCGCTCAAGGAGAAGCGTGACACCGCTCAGGACCTGATGAGTGGCCTGGAAGCAACGCTGCAGGATTTGATAGGCGATGATTCCTGCGGAGATTTTTGTTGTGGCTGGCTGTGGGTTATGGATTGGTATGGCGGTAACGATACCGAAGGATATATGGTCGTTTATCAGCTGGATCGTGACTGTATGGCGGCGCCGTTTTCGTTTGATGATGATGGCAAGATAATTATTAATATAGATGAGGCTAAAAAGGTTCGCCGGATAACGAGCTTTATCGAACGCGCGAAGCCTGAGTCTAATGAGAAGCGTTCTGCTGCTTGGGTAGCTAAGGAACGTCGTAAGATGCGCGCTCAACTACTCGATAAGACTTACGAGCGCCGTCATTGTATTCCTGGTGTGGAGTTGCGTGATGCTGGTGAGGGTCTTATCAAAGCTATTGGTTGCGCGAGCGTCACCGAACGGTCATATGAGGTTTTGGATTGGGAGGAGACTATTCGGGGTGGTGCTTTCAAGCGAACGCTGGCCGAAAAGCCTGACGTTGTGTATTTGGCTAACCATGAAGGTATGCCACTAGCGCGCACTACGACTAATAGTCTTACTTTGGAAGAAGATTGGCGTGGATTGCAATATGATGCTGATTTGCAGGACCATGATCCCGATGTGATCCAATTGCGTCCCAAGCTTGAACGTGGTGATATGAATGAATCAAGTTTTGCGTTCAGGGTCACAGAGCAGGAGTGGGATAAGGATTATCGCGAGCGTAATATTCTAGCCGTTGGCCTGCACAAGGGTGATGTGTCCGTAGTCAATTTTGGTGCTAACGATAGTACGACTGCGGGTATTCGGTCTTTTCATGGTGGGGATTTCGAGGACCTGTCTGGTGCGCTTAGGGAGCTGAGGGCTGGGAAAGCCCTATCGGGTTCCAATGAAGATGTGTTGACCCGTGTCCTTGATCTTGTCGCGAAGGCTGATGAAAATGTGGATGAGGCTCAGCCTTTGCTTGCTCATGTATTGGGTGTCCCTAATCCGGATAAGGATGAGCCCGAGGAGGACGAGCCGGAAGATGAGCCTGAACGGTCTCGTCTTGTCGTGTCGAGCTATACGAGTATTGCTCGTGCTAAGCGAGCTGCGTTGATGGGGGTGACTCGATGACCGAGACGGCCGAAATGGACCAGAGGATCACGGAGATGCCCGATCTCACCCCCGAGGAGCGCGCAATCGCTGAGAAGGCCCAGAAGTGGGGTCAGGGCCGTTTGAAAGAGCCCTTGGTCTACTCGTTGGATGGCGAGCATGGCTATTTCGCTGATCTAGCGTTCGCTGAACGCCATCGTGATCCTGGTGCTATTGAGCGTCGTGAGCGTCATGGAAAGCAGATGCGGGATTTGCCGAAAGAGACTCGTGAGCTTCGCGGTGCCGAGTTCGAGTATAGGGTCAATCCTTCAAGGGCTACGGGTTTTGGCGGAGAGTTTGCTCCACCATTGTGGCTAAACGAGCTTTTCGCTACTGCTCCGCGTCCCGGTGCTGTTATTCAGCGTCTCGCACCGATGTTTACTCTCCCGCAGGGTTGTTCTTCGGTGAATATGCCGAGGATTACGACTGGGACCGTGGCTGATATTCAGCCTGATAATTCTCCGGTGGCTGACCAGAACATCCTTACCGCTCAGTGCGCTTCGCCCGCTGTAGCGTTTGCTGGGATGTCTGATTGGTCTATCCAGAGTTTGGAGCAGTCTCCCGCCGGGGCTAGTTTGGATTGGGTGGTTTTCAAAGATCTTACGGAGGACTTGGACTATCAGATCGAGCTACAACTATTGACTGGCAGTGGTGCTAATGGCGAATGGTTTGGGCTTCTGAATCTTGAAGGTACTAACAAAATAGTTTTTACCGAAGCGGTAGAAGTCGCAAAGATGTTTCCGTATATTGGTCGTCTTGCTGCTCAGGCTGGTGTGAAGCGCAGGCTGCCTCCCCAGGCATGGTTGGCTACGACTGGCCGGTTCATGTGGTTGGCGCTTTCGCCCGATTCTGAACAGCGAACATTGATCTTGACGGATAATGTTGGAGACGAATTCCCGGTAGCGAGTATGGCCGGTATCGCTGTGTATCTAGATGATGCTATTCCGAATACTCTTGGTGCTGGATCGGAAGATACGGTTCTAGCGGTCCGTCCTTCTGATTATGTGATCTTGGCTACTGAGCCGGTGGCTAACATAATGAATGAGCCTTTGAGTGGAACTCTACAGGTCAGGTTCGCACTCCGTAGGTATGTAGCCGCCGTTCTGGGAAGATATCCTCAGGGCGTTTCTTATTTGACAGGCTCAGGGATGATTCCGCCGACTGGCTACCGTTGATCTTGCCGTAAAGAACCGCGTTGGACCCCGCCTCATGTTGGCGTTGGACGTCTAACCCTATTGTAATGGGTTACGCGCACCGCCCCTGCTGTTGGCCGGACACCGCCCGGAGAAGTAATCATTAAAACGCCCTTGGGCGTACTCTGAAAGGAAGTAAGGCATGTCTGCTACAGCGACAGAGCCTACGCTCTTGGAGAAGCTTCAGGAGCGTAAGGTTGAGTTGGGTAAAGAGTGGGATGAGCTGATTGATGCTCGTGAGAAGGAGCGGTCTGATTTTGAGGCTCGTCAGGCTGAGGAGGATTCGGAGAAGAGGCCGTCTGATACGGATGTTGACGCGTTCAATAGTGCTGAGAAATCGTTTGAGGAGCGTTGTGAGCAGTTCCGTGAGCAGGTTGAGTCGTTGAATGAACGGATCAAGTTGCAGGAGGAAAAGGTTGAGCGTAAGCTGGCTGCTGAGAAAGCTAGTGCTGGTTCGGCTTCGATCATGAGTGAACCTGCCGTGTATCGTAGCGATAACGCTCACGAAGTTTCCTATTTGAAGGATCTCGTATTGACGGAGCCTTCTTGGAAGGGTCGTATCAACCGGGATTGGAATGCTGCTGAAGAACGCTTGAAAAGGCATGGGAAAGAAATCGAAGAGGTTTTGCCTAAGCGCGAAATGGAGCGTCAGCGGCGTGCGGAAACTCAAATCGAGGAGGCCGATAAAGATTTCCGTAAGGATCTAGCTCGCGGTATGCGCAAAGCTGGATTTTCTCAGCATGAAGTAAGGAAGATGGTGCTCAAAGGCGGCTTGGATGATAGTCCGTTTGAGCGGTCGCATTATACGGGTATGGAGGATCGCGCTAACCCGTCTCGTCAGCCGGGGTCTGGTGGGGAATTCGTTCCGCCTACATGGTTGATCGATGAGTATTTGATCTATCTGCGTGCTATGCGTACGATTGCCCCGCTATGTAGGAATCTTGATGTTCCTGCGGGTACCAATACGGTGAAGATACCGAAGATCGAAGTCCCGACCGAAGTCGCTCCTCAGCTCCTAGATAATGCTGGAGTTGCGTCTAGGGATATCAAGACGGGATATATTGAAACTGCGTTCAAGACGTTGGCTGGCCAGGAGGATGTGGCTATCCAGTTGATCGAGCAGTCCCCCGGCCAGATTTTTGACCGTGTTGTTATGGAGGACCTGATCGCTGACTATCATTTGAGGGTTGACCAGAACCTGTCATATGCGGCTGGTTTGGAAGTGGCTAACCTTGCTGGTGGTACGATCAAGGGATTGTACCCGGCTAAAAACTGGGGTGCTAACGAAAACGAATCGACTAATACAGAAAAGGTCGCGGCAGTATATTTTGCTGCGATGGCTTCTAATTGGTCGCAGATCGCTCGTAAGCGTTATAGCACTGAGGGTATTCATCATATTCTCAATCCGCGTCGTGTTGGGTTCCTTGCTTCGTTGCTCGATGGTCCCGAAGGCAAGTCTGGTCGTCCTGTGATCAATGCTCGGGATTTCCCGAACTTCAATACGCAGGCGTTGCTCGGGAGTGACACTCCGGCTGAGGGATTGATGTTCCAGACGCCGCTTGGACCTAACGTGTATGCAACGAACAATCTGCATACGAAAGATAATGGTAAAGGTCTCTTTACTGAAGCTGGCGAAAATGATTACATGTTGACGGCTAAGTTCGATGACGTGTGGTTTTTTGAGTCGGATCTTCGTACGCGAGTGTTGCCTGAGGTTGCTTCGGGTACTCTCCAGGTCAGGTTCCAAGTGTATGCGTATGTGGGTAGCCTTGTCCGGTATGGATCTTCGCTATCCCTTGCTTATGGTAAACCGTTTGAAGCGCCGACAGGGTTCGGCTTCACATTCTAAGATGATTGACGCCAGTCTGGTTCTAGTGCTGGGCTGGCGTCTTTTTCTGCTCTTGAAAGGAGCCGATAATGCCTGCTGATCTTGTGGGTGCATCCTACCCACTTAATAATCCTCTGAAGACTCTTTTGGGGGGCTTGTCTAATATTTATCAGCCTGATATTCCTGCACGGTCTAACCTTGAGTGGTTTGGTGCGGGCACATTGGTTGATGGTGCTCTCGCGGCGACCGGCGTTGGTTGTTTCGTGCCGGTCCCTATTGATCCTGGGACATTGGTGACGGAAATCTCGCTTTTGACTGGTGCGACTGCGGCGGAAACGCCTACTCACCAGTTCGCTGCGATCTATGCGGGAACAGGGGAAGCTCCTGCACTGATAGCTCAGTCTACGGATACTACGTCTGCTGCGATTGGTGCGAAGAAAAGGGCTGGTTGGAAGCTGACTGAACCTACGATCATCACGAATAAGATGGCGGAATACGGGTTCATTTATGTTGAGATTGCTATTACGGCGACTGTTATTCCGACGGCTGCTGTGAGCGCGACCCCGGCTGGTATCAATTATGGGTGGTCTACGAATGGGCCTTTGTTCTTGTCGTCTACGGCTGGTACGGCTCTGGCTGGTACGGCTGCTGCGACGATGGCTTCCCCGGCTGCTAAGGCCGTCGCCCCAATCGTGATTGTTCGATAATGGAGCGTTCGGATAACCCTCGCGTTCAACATGGGGCGCGAGGGTTGGAGAAGGCTATTCCTGGTGGTACGGAGAGGGCGGTACCGCAAGCTCCGAGCCGGAAGACACGACAGGAACTGATTCGTGAAGTGCAGGAAGAATCAGGCGGCGCTAAGGTAAAGCTGCATGTCCCTAAGGAGTACTAATGAGTGGGAGTCTTACGATAGGAGGCATGGTCGCAGGACTCCAGTCCGGTAGTAAGATTATTGCTGGCCCCACAATGGCTGGCAATACGATCATTGGGACGATCACCGATAGGGAACTAATAACAGGAGATAATTCGTTTGAAGTGCCGAAGGAAGCTGCTGCTGTCCTTATAGTGTTTCCGTTCGTTATCGAAGCGGGGGAATGTAAGATAAGGACTAACTTGGATTCAGCGGATGCGGGATTGCCTGTCCCTAGTTCTGGATTTGTAGCGTTCCCGCTGCTAAAAACCGTGACGAGCATTATTCTACACTCGTCTGGTTCTACTGGTGTTGTCGAGCTTTCGTTTATCTGATGAGAGGTCTGTATGTTTGATTCCGATGTTGAGCGTCGAATACTAGGGCATTTGTCTGTTTGGACGGTTGATGAGGATGCTTTCCGGGTCGCGGAGGGCGAGGGCAGTATTCGAGCTTACAGTCTTCCGGATTTCACGGTGAGGCTAGCTCAGGACCCTTGTATTCCTCAACGCACGGAAGAACAGGTGCAAGCATTCTTGACTAATCTTGCGGCTAAGGGTCTTGCTGCCGATGCTGAGGGTAATTGGTCCATGACTGAGGCTGGATTGAAAGCTCTGACGGATACGCCGGGTTTGGCAGAGCATGAACAGACTCCTGGTCCCGTACAAATAGGCCTATCTTCACCGAATGGAGTTTAGATCATGTCAGGGTTCAGTCAGAATTATGCGACTAAGGTCCTTGAATACATTACTAAAAAGAAAGCTTTGGCTGAACCTACGACCTGGCTAGCGCTATGTACGGTAGTGCCTACTAATTCTAGTACGGGTGCGACCATTACTGAGGCTAATTATACTGGTTATGCTCGTAAGGAAGTGCCTGCCGCTGAATGGGAAGCTGCGGTTGCTGGTACGCCCAGTTCGATTGCTAACGAAAAATCTTTTACGTTCGCGGCTGTTACTGCTGGTACTTCTACGATTATTGGTTGGGCACTGTGTGATAGTGCAACTACTGGTGCTGGGAATATAATAATGTGGGGCACCGCAGCGAGTACTGTCCTGTCAACAACTCAAACTCCAGCTACGGTTGCACCGAAAGTGCTTGTTTTGACCCTTGTCTAGTAATTTTGGGTTAGGAATACTATGACCTTTACGCCCTTTCCATGGAAGAATAAAGGTGAAGCTGAACCTACTAAGCTAAACCGGCAGAACCTTAACGCCGCTGAAGAAGCTATTGCGACTGCTGTGGGGAATGGGGAAATAGCACCAGGAGTGCTAAGGGATACTCGTGGGACTACGGCGGGCGATTTGCTGCTGTTTAATGGAACGTCTTTTGTTCGGCTACCCAAGGGATCGAATGGTCAATATATTACGGTTCGATCAGATGGCACCGTTGGGTATCTAACGCCGCAACTATTGGATTTTAGGGCACAGTATGGGGCTAAGTGTGATGGAACGGTACGTAATTGTGGGACTACGCTTAATTCGTTTTCTGTAACTTGTGTTAGTGCGGAAACGGCATGGGTGGGTAGGGTAGTAACTGGTCCCAACGTGCCTAGATCAACTACTGTTGAATCGGTGGTGGCTGGCGTTAGTTTTACTATGACGAAAGAAGCGACGGCTACCGGGGCAGTTAAGCTCCTGGTAGGCTCCGATGATTCAGGTGCGCTAAATTCTTTTCTGGAAGACTTGATAGCAGCACGGGGTTCTACACCATCAGATGCAAATGCTGTGGAAGTTAGCATATCACCGAAGGCTCTAGCTATTCCACCAGGGATATGTGTTTTTGCAGAACCGGTCTCTGTAAATGAACATGTTAATTACGGTGGCCTGGTTAAGGGTGCTGGTCGAGGGTCTACCTTTATAGTCTTTGCCCCTAAGACTGCAAACCAATCATTGCTTACAAATAATCAGAGTCTTCAATTTATTACTTGGCAGGATATAACTTGGCAATCTTCGGACTCTACCGCGCAATGGCTCAACAGCATAGGGCCATTCTCTCAAAATTATGTGTTTGACAGGCAAGATTGGCGTGGAACTTGGAAGCACGTTATAGCGCTATCTGGATCGAATAATAATAGTGAGTTTGAGTTCAATCATTGCGGGTTTTATGGAGCATGGGAATCAATGCTATATTCCCCTACGGTTGGTGGTGGGGGTTCGGATCAGTACCTGAACTTCCGTTTTTATAGTTGTCAGGCAGAGTATCCAAAGGGCAATCTCATCGACATGAGCACAGGTGGGTCAATTGATTTCTTGGGTGGGTCCCTAATCCATAAGGGCAATGGCGAAGAAGAACAAATATTCTTTGCGCTGAGGGGAGAATCTCACAGTGGTGCTACTACTAGGTTGAATGTATCTGGTGCAAGAATAGAGCATAGGCACGCTAGGTCAAAGCTCGTCTATTGCGAGTGGGAAAATGGAGATATAAGGTTTGAGTCGGTAGATGGCGGCGCAGATAATACGGTATCGGGCTTTCCGCCGACTACTGAAGTGAAAACTACGCTAACTGCCGAAATAGCTGCTGGGACAAGTCTGATCCCTGTTACGGCATCTGGTGGTGCTCATCCTTTCACGGTAGGTATGCAGGTTTATCTCGATCCAGGAGTATTGCTTTCTGGTGAGGCTGGAGTGGTGAAGGCTGTACCGGATGGAACTCATATCGAACTCGTAGCTGCTACGGCAAATATCCATCTCAATGCCGCTAAGGTAGAACAGGCTACGAGAAAGTATCTAACTGCTGTAGATATCAAGTTTCCGCGTACGCTAAAGGTAAAGTTTGATACTTGCGAGTTGCCGGGACAACATAGGTACTGGTATTCAAATGCTTATTATGAATTTAGGCGTACATTTATCTATGATACCTGCCGCCTACTGGATTGGGAATATACAGGAGAATTTATTCAATCACGGAGTAATGATGGGTCTGAAAATGGGGGCAATAAGCCCCCTGTAAAGTTTCGAGATTGCACAGATTCCGTAGGGGCCGGTGGGTGGAAGCGAAAGATAAACGGAACCGTCAATGGTAATACAGCAACGGGTACGAATAGAGAACTGCATACTGTAGAGTTCAAGACCCGAGAGGGACAACTACCCAGTACGGCAACCGTAACCAATCTTGAACGTTTCATTCACAAGGAGGCTGTGATTGTTGCTGTGCGCAGCCGAAAGGGAGCCGTAGGGACTAATACGTCTAAGACTTGGGTATACAAGCTCCTTGATGAATCTAATGGTGGAGCGGTAATAGCGGAAGTAAAGGGCAACGGCACTGTCGAATGGAAGACGGGTTGGAATTTTGAAGAAAAATTGAACCTGCATATGACTGGTGCAACTCCTCAATGGTCCCTGAAGCTAACTGAGGAAAATGTGGTAGAAGGTAATGTTGCTTCATGGTTTGAAGTGGATTATATCGCGTGATCGCACCAACAAAAGTAGGGGATTATGCGCCTATCGCGACCAAACTAGCCTTCGAGTACCCGTTTTATGGTAGTGGTGCGGATGAGCAGGACGTATATCAGGTGGCAATGATCGCGGCTTGGGATACTATCCGCAAGGAACCCAATATTGAGCCGAGGTTCATATCGCGTCGGATGAGGCTCCGAGTGATCGACTTCGTACAGATTCGTTCGCGAGACCGTCAGCGAAGGTTGGAGCGGGACATTCTCCCTGTTGTGGCCGAGCGAGGGGGCACTGATATGACCTTGGCGACCGTTCTCGCACGCGATGAGCTACAGAGGGCTGTGATCGCCTTCAAACGGCTCCCTAAGCGCCAGAGAGCCTATCTGAGCGGCCATTTGAACGGGAAGCCTCACAAGGACATCATGCCGGACAGGAAGCCTCAGTCGGCGGATGCGATGATCATGAGGGCTCGTAAGCGTATGGCAGCCGAGCTAGCGGCTTGATAGGAGCATAGGGTGGCTATAGCATTTGTGCGTAATTCCGGTCAGGTAGCGACTAGTGCTCCTATTGGTGGTGGGGCAATTAGTCTTCCTATTACGGCTGGGGCCGTCAATAACAATTGGGTGATTGTGGTTGTTGTCTCTGGTTCGGCTGGGGCTACTACTCTTTCTGATTCCGCAGGGACTACCTACCAGCTTGACGCTGAAGTCAAAAGCGGAATAACCGTAACTGTGCAAATGTGGTCTGCAAAGATCACGTCAGGGGCTGTCACATCGATCAGTGTGAATGGTCTAGGCACAGTAATGATCGTTGAGGCTGCGGCTTATGAGTTCTCTGGGTTCAAGACTTCGAGTTGGCTAGATACGACTGGGACTGGTACTGGGGTAGGATCTTCGACGACTGCTGGACCAACGACAGCCAACCTTGCGGCCTCGGGTGATGTGGCGTTCGGAGCATTTGGCAGTACTGCAACCTTGGGAGTCTTCTCGTCTGGGGAAGGTTATACGGCCGGTACGGGTGCTGATCAGACTGGCGGCTCATTGGGTGCCGAGTACAATTTGAGTCCGACGGGGGGGGCTAAAGCGAGCGCTACGGGGTCTTTCTCGGTCTCGGGCACTTGGGCCGGATTGGTAGTCGCTTATCAGGCCGCTCCGGTTGCTGCGACGATCGCATTGAATGCTTCAGGAGGGTCTAGCGGTGGATCTCTAGCTGCGAGTGCTCCTACTAAGATTGCTCTGAATGCTAGTGCGGCAACGAGTGGCGGAGAACTATTTCTAGACTCTCATCTAGATTTTGCGGCAGGTGCAGCTACGAGTGGTGCGAGTCTAGCGTTTACGGCCCCGACGCAATCAGTGCAGTCGGCTGCTGCGGGATCTAGTAGTAGCGCTTTTGCTATTTCAGCCCCAACGCGAATCGGTCTAAGGGCTTCTGCTGGCCAGTCTGAAGCTGGTGCTCCTGGGATTGAACCGAGTGAAGAACTTGAACCTAGCGAATTGCTCTATCCTGGACAGGAAGATCTTCCGCTCACTGCCCCTACATATGTTCAACTTATTGCTGGAGCATCTTCGAGTACGAGCAGTATGGGTATCACGGCTCCGGCTGCTATCACCTTGACGGCTGCGGGAACTTCGACGGGTAGTTTGGCGGATACTGCGCCAACCCAAATCTCCCTAAATGCGAGTGTTGCATCATCCTCAGGGGCCTTTTCAGCTACCGCTCCTGCATTGCTGTCCCTTGGAACAGCCACAGGAACTAGCAGTTCAACCATAAGCTTTACTGCTCCTGCATTCCTTAGTTTGAGTGCCGAAGGGAAATCGTCCGGCAATCTAACTGTGACGACTATCGCACCGTTGATTTTGAGTACGGCGGAAGGTATGTCTGGCGGAACGGTCTTTTTGGATGCTCATTTGGATCTTTTCCCTGCTATTGGTTCTTCTACTGGATCATTGGTTGTCAGGACGATTGCTCCGTTGATCTTGGGTTCTGCGACTGGGCAGAGTGGGGATAATCTTAGTTTTACCGCGAACTCTATTATGGGTTTGGGTGTAGCTTCGAGTGTTAGTTCAGCTAGTTTGCAGGATACTGCTCCGACCCGAATGGAACTTGCTCCTGCGGTTTGTTCAAGCACGGGGAGTCTTCGGATCACGGCATTGAGTATTTTGGTTCATCCCGGTCTTGTGGAACCACGTGAGCTTGCTGGATTGGTGACTCCTGTCGAGGTATCTGGGAGGGTTTGAAATGCCTGCGGATTGGTCGATTAAGCAGGGCGATACTGCTCCATTGCTCACGGATATTTTGACTTATAGTAACGGGTTGCCCGTCAATTTGACGGGTGCGACGCTTAGGTTCATCATGCGGTCTTTGACTTCTCCTAGACCAATGAATTTGACGGGCGAAATGATTATTACTAAACCTTTGGAAGGAAAGGTATCTTACACGCCTACTGCTGCTGATACTGCAACGGTTGGCGAGTACATGGCTAACTGGCATATAGATTTCCCCGGTGGTCAGAAAATGACCTGGCCGACAGAGGGGTATATATGGGTATCTGTCGAGGAGAACCTGACAGTATTCGGTGGTCAACAGCTAGTTGGATTGCCTGTCGTCAAGGATTATCTTAGTCTACCGTCTAATGATCGGGTGCATGATACTAAGCTGCTTAGGGTTCTAGCTGGAGTAGGCCCCCTGATAGAAAATATTACAGGCCCAATCATTCCCACGATTTATGATGAGTGGTATGGGGGAGGCCATTCCACGATCCATCTACGCCATAATCCTAATTACGGTTATGGGACTAAACCAATCCTGCGCCTCCTAGCCGTTAGTGAGTATCGAGGACCTATCGAGTACAACCTTGCAATAGTGACCGTGCCTACACAGGCAGGCGTTTACTCGTGCATGTTGAATGCTGAAATGGGGACTGTGACACGCCGTACTTCTGGCGGTGGGGTAGAACAGTTTTGGAATGATCCAGAACACGGTGAACAGAGCGTACACCTAGTTTATGAAGCCGGACAGGAATATACGCCGCCTAATGTTGAACAGGCCGTGCTAGAGGCGGTCCGAGTGAACTATCAAACAACGATGGCAGTTGGTCGAGGTAGGGAAACCGTAGCTGATGAGCAGGAACCTGTAATCCCAATGGGCTTCTACCTTCCCAGACGGTGTCGCGAGCTTCTTGCCCCGACAGCTAGGGCTCCAGCAATAGCATGACCCTTCTAGGGACATCCCCAATAGTGTCCCCCTGGGACGTCGAGCAGGCCGTCTTGGGGACCTTGAAAACATGGTTGCCTGCGTATTTGGCTGAAATCGAGAAAGAACAGGGACTCCAACCCCAGAGCCTTGAGCGTCCCCCGACTCCTGAGAGCTATCACGGGAACACGGGCGACATGATCGCATGGACCCAGGATGAACTCCCGGCGGTCATTACGGTGGTTGAGGCTGTTGGGGAACCCGAGCTGTCTGCTTCGGCGGGATATACACAGTGCTATCAGGTCGAAGTGTGGTGTGTTGTGCGTGGGGATGATGGTGCGCAACAGGCCATTCCGGAAGATTCTGCTCGATTGCAGGCTTCGCATTATGGGACCGCGACAATGTTGATCGTTCAACAGTCCCAGCTTGAAAACTTGCCTAGTTTGCAATGGCTAAAGATGGTGGGGCTTCCGAGGGTTGAGTGTCCTGAACCGGAAAAGCGTCGTGAGCAGGCGGCTATTACTACTTTCCATGTTTGGGTTAGTTCGGTGATTGATCCTAATTCTGGTCCTGTTGGTCCTACTCCGCAGGAATCTCCTGAGTATGGTGGGGAACTGGAAGCGCCTTTCAAGGAAGATCCTACAGTATCTAAAACCGGAACTACCGTCCAGGGTGTTCCTATTACTTCTAAAGTCTAGGAGGCCCTATGTCTCTCCCGTTCGGCGTGACTGTGACTACTGCGGAGACTTCGCAATCAGCGGGGACTTCAACGTCTACAGGCACAGCCTTTATTGTTGGTATCGCGGATCAGGGGGTTACGACCCCTGTTCTTGTTCGCAGCATGTCTCAGTATATAGCTCAGTATGGTCCTAGGACGGTTACGTCTTCAATCCTTTATGATGAGGTTGAAACGTTCTTTCAGATTGGTGAAGCACAATGCTATGTGTTGAGGGTTTCTAACGAATCCGCTAAACCCGCTAAGAAGGCTCTGCTTGATGCGGGGAATAAGCCTACGGTCGTCGTAACGTTCAAGACTGCTGGTACGGCAGGTAACAATTATAAGATCGAAACGGTCACGTCCGGTACGGAAACTGAAGCTATCATTCTGAATAGCGAAAATGAAGTCTTGGAGAACAGTGGTAGGCTAACCCAGGCTAATCTCCTCCTGTTCAAATCGGCTTATGTTGAATATACGCAGTCGGCTGAAGCTGAATTCACGAAAAACATTCCCAAGACTCTAGCTGCTACTGCGCTAACGGGTGGGGAAAACCCGACAGGTTTGGCTGACGCTAACTTCGATTCGGCTCTCCCCCTCTTCGTCAAGACATTTGGTCCCGGCCAAGTGATGATGCCGGAACGTACTAGCACGACGGCGCATAATGCGATGTTGACGCATTGCAAGGAAAACAACAGGTTCGCATTGTGCGATATCGCAGATTCATCGGTAGTCGCTACGTTGATCGCAAACAAGGGGTCACAGACAGCGGGCCTCGCAGGCTATGGCATGTATACGGGATCGTCGGTCACGATCCAGGGCTTGACGCTCGGGACGACGAGGACCGTGAAGGGCTCTGCTGTCGTCGCAGGGCTTCTCGCCCAGGTTTCTAAGACGGGGAACGATAATCAGGCTCCAGCGGGCCGCGAATGGCCTCTCCCGCCGTTCGTACTGGGGTTCACGAATACGTTCAGCTTGGAAAACATGAAGACGTTGAACGAAGCGGGCATAAATTCGTGGGCAGAACGCGGAGGAACGCTCTGTTTGTATGGTTTCTCGACGGCGTTGCCTTCGACTACGGACGTGATCTTCTGGCAGGCTTCAGCTTCCCGGGAGCGTATGTCTTTGGTTGCTGCTGCTGAAATCATCGGGGAACGTTTCCAGTTCAAGACGATAGACGGCCGCAAGCAGCTTTTGTCGAAGTTCCAGGGCGAACTACAGGGACTTGGTGCTAGGCATTATGCGGCTAATGCTTTGTTCGGCGAAAATGCTGCTGAAGCATGCCTAGTCAATGTTTCCGAACCCGTGAATACTCTTGCGACTATGCAAGCGGGCGAATTGAACGCTGAAATGATAGTTCGTATTAGTCCGTTTGCTCAGGCAGTCAACATCCTTATCGTCTCTACGCCGATAACGTCGGCTGTCTAAAGGAGCTTTCTGTGGCCAAGTTCTATAGAAGTGACCAAGCTGTAATTAATCTGACGGTCTCGGGGATTACCCTCGATACTGCTTCATGGGACTCGATGGAAGGCGGTGAGCCCGTCGCGGAGAGCGTAGACGTATATCCTGGGGGTATGGCTCCTCAGGTTGCTTTGGGTGGTCTACCGAAGTGGTCTGAATTGACGATAGAGCGTCTATGGTCTGATGTATTGATCGCTCAATTCAAGGCTCTTTCGTCAGTAGCGGGTTTCGCTCCGATTACAGCCTCTTATGTGGTTCTTGAAGCGAATAAAACACCGTCTGGAACGACGATTACGTATACGGGTGTCCTGAAAAGTGTTATGCGTCCGGGATATAAGGCGTCTGAATCTAAGGAGGCGTTCCTTCAGGTCAAATGTGATGTTAATGGTCAAGTAAGCTAGTATTTTTCTAAGGAGAGCTAATGGAAGTCCCGAAAGTTGATTTGCCTGAGTCGCTAGCCGAGCGGCTAAGGTCGCAGCGTGAACAGCGGACCGCACCGAAAGAGACGACGTTGAAGGTGCCGGGGTTCGATGAGCTATATGCGCGCTATTTGCCGCTCGGATACCGGCCTGCCCGGAAGATCGTTGAAGACTGTATAGATATCCCCGATCCGGCCACACGGGACCTGGAAGCGGCCGTACAGACCCTTCTCACGGCCTGTCAGGGCGTCGAGGCGCATATTGATGGGGAGACTCATGATCTCGGGATGAAGCTCGGGAAGGCCCTGGCGGACTTTTTGGGGCTTGAGGGTTCGGAGAATGATAAGCAAGCGATTATGCTCATTTTCCCGTCTGAAATGGCGATCATGAATCAGGCTGTCGAAGTCGAGGGCTTGTCGAATGAGACTAGTGACGATCAAATAGTAAAAAACTCCGTGGCGGCAGTCTAGTTGATCTAGCTGCCGCTTGTTGTGTTTCAGGAGTGCCCATAGACCTGTCGAGACTTTTCGATGAGGCCGATCCCAACTATCGTATTTGGATAGAAACAGTGTTGGATCGTACGCTTGATATTCTTGAGAGGGCTCAGGAGGGAGCATAATGGCACGAGAAACCATCAATGTGCTCTCCCGTGGTAAAGAGGGCGTCGATACTAAAGAACTACGCGCCCTAACACGATCCTTGCGAGATTTTAAGCCCTCGAAGGAGATGCACAAGGCCCTCAGAGTTGCAGGTCAGTTGATAGCCGATGATGCTAAGGCCCTAATCGAGCCTCATTCAAAGACGGTTGGACCCTCGATCCGAGTCCGCGTATCGAAAACAAAGATATCTGTGGTGGCTGGTGGAGAGAATGTGCCGATGGCAGGGTTGCTAGAGCTTGGAAACAAGGGTCGCGGGAAATCACAGGCCGCTTCGCGTAGGGGATCTTTCCGTCACCCCGTCTTTGGCGATCGCTCTGTTTGGGTTAATCAGCCGACCCATTCTTATTTGTTGCCTGCCGCCGAGAAGAACATTCGCAAAATAGAAGCGCTAGAGGGTCAGGCGGTTGCTAAGGCTTTCAAAGAAGTGGACCTTGAGGTACAGTAATGGCTCGTGAGGTCCGAATATCGTTGGTCATTGACGAGCACGGTGCTGTGCGCGCCATGCGTTCGACTGTCGATCAGTCTTCAAAGACTGAGCATGGTCTGAGCGGGCTTGATAAGAAAGTCAAGGAACTAGGTAAGAGCTTCGGCGGTCTTAAGTCGATGGTCGGCCTCGGACTTGGTTCCCTTGGAATCGGTGGTCTAGCATTTGGCCTCAAGGATATTGCTTCTAAGACTGGGGAAATAGCTACCGAAACGGAGAAGTTCCACTCCATCTCAGGGATTGGGGCTAATACTTCTTTGCGTTATACGGCTGCATTGAAGGCGAGGGGTATTGGTGCTGATGCTGGCGGTAAGGCTTTCCGGTTTCTAGCTAAGAATGTGCAGCTGGCTGAACGTCAAGAACATACTTTTAGTATTGCCCAGGAAAAGGCGTCTAAGAAGGGAAAGATAGCTACTGGTCTTTTGGGACTTCAAGCTACTGCATTTCAGAAGCTAGGGGTGAATCTAGGATCGTTCTCAAAGCTCTCCGAATCGGCCAAGTTTGAACTGATCACTAAGAAGTTTGAAGCGATGAAGCCTGGTATGGAAAAGACTAGGCTAGCTCTTCAATTGTTTGGTCGTGGTGGTACGGCTCTTCTGCCAGTCCTTGAAAAAGGTACTTTGGGTCTTTCGAAGCAGATGGAAATGGCTAAGAAGTTCTTTCCTACGCTCAAGGATGGTGCTGGGAATCTTAATGAACTTCTCGAAAAGCAAGCCGAATCGAAAATGGCGTGGGAAGGACTAGAGTTTACGATAGGTGTCAAGCTGGTCCCGGCTATGACTGCTGCAATGGGTTTGTTCAGTAAGTTGGCTGTGTCTATTGAGCATGGTAAGGGGATTTGGGGATCGCTAGAGAAAACAATTGGAATTGCGATACAGCTTTTCGAAGGAGTGTATAACTGGTTTAGGAAGGATAAGGTGGCGACGGATGCGCTCGGAGTATCACTCGGGGTTTTGGCTGGTCTTTGGGCTACGTCAAAGGTTCTAGATTTTCTCTCTGCCATTAGGGGACTTACTGTCCTAAGCCTTCTAGCGGGTGATGCTAGTGCGGCGGCTGGTGGGTTTGCCTTGATGGACGCTTCGCTTGCGCCGATACTTGGGCCTATAGCTGTTCTTGCTGCCGCGCTCTGGGCGATCGAACATTTCAGTGCTCCCAAAGTGCTGGGGGGCGAAGGGAAGGGACAATCGGGCAGAAGCAAGCCTGGTACTAAAGGCAGGAGCTATCTTGAAATGGCCAGTTCCCTTAATCCCGCTGGTGCTAAGGGAACGATTTCCGAAGCTGGTCTTACTCCAAAGGAAGAGCGTGCTAATATCCTGCATTGGGAAAGAGCGGCATTGCATGTCGGTGTCGCAAGCCCAAAGCAACTGTCCGCCCTGCATGCCAATGAAAGAAAGTTCGCTGCGCAGGAACGGGCTGAACATCCTAAGCCGGAACCCGCGATTCATGTTCATCTAAACCTTGATTCGGCTCCCGTAGCTGAGGCGATTATACATAATCCTCGCTCCTCGCGCGTTATTGCTGAATCTACCGCCAAGCATGTTGCCTATATGCAGGCCCGCGGATGAGTGGCTGAATATCAAGCGAGGCGGTAGAAATATGATATCCTAGGGCAATGGGTCATTTTCCTTTCGGACTATCGGAACCGGATTTGGCTCTATATCCCGGTGCCAGTATCGTCCCCCGAGACTGTGGTCTGCGGCTCTCCGGCATTCGTGCCGTCGTGTTCCACGGCCTCGGGGGCGCCCCGACCAGCTCGATCCTGTCCGTAGTTTCGAGCCGATGAACAATAGACCGTTGACCGGCGGTTCTAGCGTGGATCGGTTGAAATCCAAAGGGCGTATATCATTCTGTCCGAACGGTCTATATTCTAAGTTGAAGAAACAATATGTGCGCCCGGAGGGAATCGAACCCTCGCCCTTCGGATTAGGAGTCCGCTGCTCTTTGGTTTCCCTGACAGGTTACCGTTGACCACTGAGCTACGGGCGCATGTAGCGCTTTCGCCCCGATCAGGACAGTCGAGCAAACCACCTGATCGGGGCGGGGCGCGCCAGCCTCTCGGACTTGCCGAGAAACGTGCTCAATGGTAAGCGTCGGTCCGGCGGCTAATCCAACAGGGCTGCGATCTCCTTGAGGCTCCACTTGTGATCGGCGACACCTGCGGCCACTGCTGGTGTTACGCCTAGGGTTTGGTGGATGCGTCCGAAGTTGTAGTGCATGTAGTGCAGGCTGACGGCATGCGCAAGGTTCTCCACCTTCTTCGAGAACCCGTTTGTGAGGCGCGTGAACCGGCGCATCCCCATCCGCATCGTGAGGTTCTGGCGCTCAACGTAGCTCGTTGAGACCTTCGCCGGGTCGGGATCACCGAGGCGGACCTTGACTTTCGTGCCCGTGCAGACCGGAGGGCTATATCGGCCGGGACTGATGTTCTGAGCCTTGTATATCTTGTGGATTTGAGCCCAATCGACCTCATCGAAGATATACGGGATGCTCGCCATGTAGGTCTGATGACCGTCGGTGCTCAATTGGATTCGGTTGCTCATGCGACTCTTGAGGTCGCGCAAGAAGATCATGCAGTCCTCGGTGGTATCGGCGCATATCGCGATCCACGTCCACACGTCGCCGTAGCCAAAGGTCCCCTGGTATTCCGTCGGAACGTTCTTCTGCTTGGAGTAGCAGAATCCCCACATCTCGTCGCACTCGACCGTTTTGCATGGCAGGTCCCGCAGAACCTGGTTTTGGTAGATCGCGCAGGCTCCCCCTAGGTCCGTCAGGAGCTTTGTGACGGTGTTCTTGGCGGCTCCGGTTATGCGGACTGTTGCTCGGATGCTGTTGCCCTCGACTAGACAGCCGATGATTTGGGCTCGTTTGTCTGTGCTCAATCTGTTCATACTGACCATTATGCGCAAGGCATCGGACGGAAAGGAATCCACGCATGGACAGGACCGCCGAACACGAGGCATGGCGCAAGCGATGGCTCCCAAGACTGGACATCGGGATCAGCCCCTACGTGGACGCACTACGAGCAGCAGATATCGAGACATTCGAGTCCTGCGAAGGCGGCGACGGGCACGCCTACCCTCAGCCAACGATTCGATTCGCTGGTGGTCCTGAAGAGGGCTTTCGAGCACTCGCAGTGGCGCTTCGGCGCGACTTCCCGGTCTGGGCTATCCGTCGCTACTGGGTTGTTCGAGACGGCGAGCCTTGCGGGCCTGACTGGGAAATGACCTTCCGGGAGGCTTGTCCTACAGGATTTCGCACTCTTGGCATAGACGCCGATCAACGCCTCTGCCCTCCCGGTAGTGCTCAGGCTTGATTTTTTCGCCGTCGGGGCAGTCTAAGTTGTCGTGGTAGACGTTGGGTGCTCCGACCTCCACGGTGTGATAGTCCATTGGGTCCGCCATAGGGTTTAGCGAGCTGCCCAGCGTGCCTGAGCGGCTTTGCGAGCGTTCTCAGACCGTTCTTGGGGCGTGAGCTTGGCTGCCGTGGCCTTCCCGCCCTTCTTGCCGCCCTTGCGTCCACTGACCTGTGCGGGGGTCTCTGGCTCTTGAGGTTCGGTGGATTGTTTGACGATCCGGTAAGCCATCTGGTTGAGATCGGCCATCAGCAGGGATCGTAGCGTGCTTACCCGTCGAGCATAAGAAGGATTCCACTGGGGAATCATGTATATACATGCTGCGGAGGGCTTTGGAATCGAACCAATCGCCGTCTCTCAACGGGTCACCGGGATGAAGGCCCGGCCCAGCACGCCACTCTGGAGCACCCTCCGCGCGCGCAAAACGGTAGATGACGCTGCGGATGGTTAGGGGATGCCGTCGAGCAGCTTGGCCGGGGGGACACCGAGTGCTCGGGCTAGCTTGATGATCGTGGCGAGACGGGGATCGCGGCGTGAACGCTCTAGTCGGCTGATCTCGCTCATGTTCAGCTCGCAACGGAAGCCGAGGGCTTCTTGGGAGAGCTTGAGGCGCTTGCGTTCGGTTCGGAGGTTCGCTGCGAAGGTGTCGCGGTCCGTCATGGCCGCGATGCTTGCGGGACCAGGCCAAAAGCTCTAGGGCCAAAACCTCAAACATCTGGTAGGCTGCCGATAGTTCGACGTAGAGCGCCCCCGCGAGCACAGAGCACTCCGGGGGCTTGTCACCGAAGTAGGAGCTTCGATGCCGCCCAAGACTAGCGCGTTCCTGCACCTAAGTTCCAGACTGTTGATTCTGGCTTTCACGGCTGTCTTGTTCATGCTTGCAATCAGTGGTTGCACTTCGACCGAAGAACAGACCTCAAGCTCCAGTACCCCAACATCATCGGAACGCGTCTCTCGCGCTCATGCCGAGGCGCTGTGGTTGCATGTGTTCAAGGGCTTCCTGGTTGCGGGGGAAGGTCAGACCATGAAAACCAACGGCGTGGAACAGCACTGCGAAGCAAAGGGAAATGACTGGCAATGTCGAGGCGTGATCCCAGAGGAAAACAGTCCGTTCCCGTCCAAGGACACCAACTGCATGATCGTTGAAGCGACCGTGACAGGCGCGGGCAAGCTAACCGAAGAATCGGCCCAGCCTCTGAGCAAGGTTCGAGAAGCGCTCAAACAGGAAGTCGAATGCCATCTCTAGCGATCTTTGTCTCCCTGTTGAGCTTGGTCCTCTATTTCGGCGTGATCTGGTTCACGATAAAGGCAGCCCGAGAGCGGCACCGTAACCCGGCCCTATGGGGTTTTCTGGCGGTCTGTATTAGCATGTTCGCCTTCATTCCTCTCGTGATCCTAGGCGAGTCGAAAGCTGGGCGTTCGCGATGATAGGACTGCTTCTCATTGTTGTCGCCGGGTCCACTATCTGGGTTGCCTTTGATTCTGCTGGTCGTGACTTCAGCACGACCAAACGTTGGGTTCTGGCCCAAAGCCCGCTCGGCTGGGTGTTTGGCTGTCTCGTGCTCTGGATCATTTTCTTCCCGGCGTATCTGGCTATGCGGTCTCGTACGCCGCTCAAGCAGCGGGAAGGGCCGTGACCTGGCATAGCTTCTCAGCCTAGAGCAGCTAGATTCGCCGCGAAGCCCATGAGCGCTCCAAGAAAAAGTAGTAGGACGCCCAAACCCCTCCTCCATCTACGACCCGACAGATAGGCCACGAACGCTTCGCCTATAGCGTCGGCTGTTGCCCACTCGACAGGCAGTGAGCTTTCGGCTATTCGCAGTGCCTCGCGACGATCATCTCGAATCTCCATGACGATCAGTGCGGCACCGCCGAGCTGAAGAACCGTCGCGATCCCATAGAGGATGAGCGGAAGGGTCTTGCTCGTCCTTGTCGGGTGGTGGCAATGGTCCCCAGAGGGCATAGATAGCGAAGGCTATAGACGCAACCCAAGCTGCGCTCACGGAGCATAGGACGATCCAGAACAGCATTATCGGGACGCCTGATCCAAACTAACCCACTCTAATCCATCTTTCCGAATCTAGAGACGCCGATCAGCGTTTCGAGATGATCCTTTTGTGCCTCGCAGGCAACGCGAACGCTCTCAGGCGGATCGCCCGCCATATAGACGAAGCGGATGGGCTGCCCGGAGGTCGAGCAGGCGACGACTAGCCCGTAATCTTTGAAGAACCGTGACCCGAAGAAGCCTTTTGTCTCAAACTGACCCACTACCGGAGCATATCAGATGGAAGAACCTGTCGTTATCGCCCAGTGGGCTCAACCGATCACTTCGGGGAAAGCTGGATATACGGCTCCGAGCTATACCAGCCGTCGCCAGTTCATTGTGTTTCAAGGTGTGCTTGGAGAAAATACCAGTCCTCCGATTGAAGTTTTGGCTGGTGAAGGTGCTCCGACTCCTTCTGGTGGTTATGCGAAATGGGCCCATATCCCACGTCCACAACGCAAGGCTCTGACGATTCTCGAAGGTTATGAACCTTTTGTGCTGACGGTCCCGATCCTCTTTGACGCGGTAAGATTGGTAAGTCGTCGCGAAGACGTTGAGACGGCTATCCAATGGTTGGAATGGATGGGTGGCAGGGGCATCAAGTTTGGGGGCATGCCATACCATCCGGCTGAAGGCGATTCGCCGCTCGTGATCGTGTATGCGAGCGATGGCGAAGGCAACGAAAGCCCGCTAGTCCCGAAGCCCTTCCAAACAAAGGATTTGCGGTGGGTGATCGATGATATCACTTGGGATGAACACCCGATCCGCGATCGTGCTGGGGCGAGGATACGCCAAGCCGCTGTCGTGAAGCTCTTGGAGCACGTGTCATCTGCGGGTCCATCTACGGACTCGTCTACGACGCGTGCAAGGCTTCGTAAGGGGTTGGAAGGACAGTATACGCCGTTCAAGACTACTTCGACTGTGAATACGGTCAGGAAGCTTTTGGCGAAGCATGTGCATCCGCCGTCTAGGGTTGGCGAAGCGATCGGTCCGACGTTGAAAGCGAACAAACTAGGATCGAATCCTGAGAAGCCTTTGAAAAATGGGACGAAGGTGCTTATCCCTAAGACGTTTTTGATCCCATGACGAATGCTCGCCTTGGTAATCTCACGATCCCTCATTTCTTTGCTGGACAGGTCGCGAAGTGGGCTAAGGAAAAGAAACGTCCTGCGATAACTTTTGATCTAGCTCCGGCTATTCAGGAGGTCGAAGTCCAGACTCAGATTCTCGGGGCTTCTTTCTTGAAAGTCCATATTGAGGACCCAGAGTGGAATATCATTAGCTCAGGGCTAATCGAAGTGGAAGAAGATGGGCTGCTTACTCCGATCCAGGTGGAATATCCGGAAAAGTCTAAACATTTCTGGCAGCTAGCAGCGATAGAGGGATCAACTGAAGTATCTCAAGCGAATCTAGTTCTTACGTTCGAGGATATTATCGTTGCCCGCTTCCGTGAACAGTGGGGTCATAAAACCTTTCCTGCGGGGCTAAAGACGAGGGCTGAGGTAGTCAAGGCGCTCTGTGATGAAGTTAATGCTAAGGAGCATTTGAAACCCCCGATCAAGTTTGTATGTCCCGGCCTTACTCGCATCGAACCTCTTGAACCGTCAACCGAAGAAAAGACGCAGACTGCGATAGCTTCTGAAAACGCTACGACTAAGGCTCATCGTGGTCAAGGTATCCATGCTGGTGCTAGCTTCAAGATCAAGGGTGCTGACCCTAGTCCTACTCAACGCGCTCTTGCTAACGAAGTCATGGGGATTGCAAACAGTCTCAAATCGGGACAGTTGGCTTCCGAAGCTTTGATTGAGGCATGTATAGACGAGAATGATTTCACGAACACGGGCGAAGGGATTCTTCAGGTTATTCCCTCTACGGCGGCTAGTCTTGGGATCAGTTCGCTAAACGTCAAGCAGTGCGTCGAAGCATTCCTGCTAAAGGGTTTTGGTGGTCTGGGGGGAGCGATAGCTTATGCAAAAGCTCATCCGAATGCGCCTGCTCATGAAGTGGCTCAGGCTGTGCAGGCATCGGGTGCTGGCGCTGCGTCGAAAGGTGCTGCGAACTACGGTAAATTTCAGCTAGAAGCTCAGGAAATCATTCATGCCTATGGGGGCGCAACGATAGGTAGTGGGGCGACGGCTGAATCTGATGTCGGACAGTTGACGAGAGGCACACCACAGAATCCCGATGAGGACTCGTGGGATTGCGGGACAAGACTGGCTCAACAGGTCGATTGGTTTCTTTTTACGGAGTGGAGGCATGGCCGGGATACCCTGTTTTATATGGATGGTCCCGATCTAGTAAAACAGAAGCCTTCACTATATATCGATGTGCCCAAAAATCATGTTATCAAGGAAAGCTCAAATGGCAAAAGGGTCAACGAGTATGGCGCACTAATAAGGCCGCTAACCTTTAATTACGATAACACTACCCAGATTTACCGGTCTACACATAAGGTCAAAGGGCGGATACAACGCAAGTCAAGGATCGGTAAGCCCCAAACACCATCAGAGATACGCATGCTAATGGTTTGCGAACCTGAAGAGTTTCAGGCGGGTGACGTGTTCGTATTCAAACATTCTGGTCCTATATCGGATTGTGGTGGCCGGTGGATAGTGTCCGATGCGACACGCCAAACCCTGAAGTATCCTTATACTCAGTTTATTCTTGTGCCACCACAGGAACCGTTGCCCGAGCCCAGGGCATCAGCCTCTTTGGAAACGAGTACAGCATCACAGGGAGGATCAGGTAGTGCCCTCGCGGCTTTCAATGCTTCTAGCACTTTGAGCAATATGGAACTGCCCTACCTGTGGGGTGGCGGTCACGGCACAAACGGATTGTCGAATGTCAAAAAGGGTGGTCCTGGATTGGATTGTTCCGGTTCGACCTGCTGGGTGTTGAAGCAGGCTGGAATGTTCCCGGGTAGTTCGGCTATCGTATCGGGTGAACTGGAGAAGTTCGGGGAAGCCGGGAAGGGTAAGGAAATGACAGTATGGGCGAATGCTACCCATGTATTCATTGAATTCAATATTCCTGGACATGGCAGGTCTCAAATGAATACTAATGGTCCTTCGAATGGGCCTAGGCTCTATACATTGTCAGAAACGATGACTTTTAACCCTGATCCTGAACACGAAGGGTTCATTCCAAGGCATTGGCAGGGAACATAGGAATGGACACGACGGCCCTCCTACGCAGTGCTGGCGATCCGATAGGGCTCCCTCCAGCGGCCCGTGGATACATCCTGAAGGCTCCCCTCACGTTCGATGAACCTGTGTGGGTGATCTTGCCCGAGGGGTCCACAGAACGCCCCTACGGGCCTTGTGAGTGGGGAGAGATCCATGGGTCTGCTCTCCCGGCGGCTGGTGCTGCTTGTGTAGTCGTGTTTGATGAACAGAACCATCCGACGGTTGCATGGTGGGATGGTGAACCAGAATTCTTTAGCGTTAAGAGTTTTGGTGCGATCGGTAATGGTATAGCTGATGATACGGCGGCGATACAAAGAGCTATTGCTTTTATCGAAGCGGCGGGAGGGGGTACGCTATGGTTCCCCGCTGGCAAATATTATATTACAGCTAAGCTGATCATTGGTAGTTTTATCCATTTGGAAGGGCAGAATGGTTTTTGGACTCCTGGACCGTGCGAAATCCTTGTTGGCGAAAGCGTCACGGGAGAAGTGGTTTCTATCACCGGCAGCCATAGTTCGATTACCGGCTTGAGTTTCAAGCCAAAGACTGCGGAACGTTCTATACCAACGATCAATATAGCTAAAGGCGAATCTGTCAATCTGACTCATGTCTATTCGACTAAGCTCGGCGGTATAGTAGCTAAAGAACTAACTCGCAGTAAGTGGGAAGATGTGGTCATGCAGGGATGGAATAGTGAAGCAGGTTTCAAGCTCATCACATGCTCCATAATCTATCTAATCTATTGTAATAGCGCCCCGAATGGTAAAGGCACACTTGGTGAATGGACTTACGGCATCTATATCCAGGGCGGCGGAACGATCATCCAGTTTGGTAGTGAGGTCAATAACAAGCCATATTACGGGCTCTACATATCGGAATGTAACGACAATAAGTTCTATGATATAGAGCTAAATGGAGCCGTCGGCAAGCAACTGTATGTCTTTAAGAGCAACGATATTCAATTCCACAATACTTATTGTTTTGACGCGGCGGAAAAACCGGAAAAGAGTGTTCAGTTTGAGCGTTCGTCTCGTATTCAGCTCGCTGGAGGTTGGGTTGCGGGGGGAATAAGCCAGTCCGTAGAACTTCTGTCATGTTTTGAATGTCAAATTTCAGGTCTTCAGGTCAGCACGGCCACTAAAGCAAAGGGTATCATTGTAACTGATGATGGGGTGCATCCCTCCAGTCATATCCAAGTATCGGGAAATCATATTGATGGTGGTGGGAGTGGTATTGAAATCGGGATTGAAGTTTCTGGTAGCGCTGGAGGAAAGAACATTACCCTCTCGGACAATATCATAAACGGTACAGCCGAAGCGGGATCCAAGGGCATTCATATGGCTGCATCTTATTCGGGTGAAGGGATCTCAGTCTCTGGGGGAGTCATCTCCAATATGGAATATGGGATCACCGGCACGGGTGTCACGATGAACAATGAACCCATGCTGTGGCACGGGATCGTGATAAGCAAAAGTGTCACCTATCCTTCGGCTGCTACCATACCTCAAACTATTTGGGTACGTGATTGCTTTGGTATCGACAATGTTGCTGAGCAAAGCGCAGAAAACCATACGCTCGTAATCTATGATGCGGGGCGTACGTATGAAATGAACTCAGCGGAAGAAAAGACTCTGACGGTTCCTACAAATACAGAAGTTCCATTCGCGATCGGGGCGCAAGTAAATATATATCAGCTGGGTACAGGAAAAGTTCTAATCGCTGCCAAAGCCGGGGTGACTTTGCGTACGCCGCCAGCTAAGGAACTAAAGACCCTAGAACAGTTTTCGATGGTGAATTTGCGTAAGGTAGCAGAAAATATTTGGGCAGTCACAGGGGAATTGGCATAATGAGTGAACCAGTGCACCTAACATCCCCTTTTACTTTTAATAATCGTGGTATTGCTTCTGTGCAAATACAAGATAGTCCAGAAGAGCATCGTACTCGCGCATATAATGTGGTTGTCTGTCCTATTGGGTTCAGGGATGATCTTCCCGAATATGGGATACCTGAACTGTTGTTCTCACGAGTTCCGCTAGATGTCGAATCATTGAAGACCGCTATTGAACGTTGGGCTGAAATCGAAAAAGTGTCTGCGTCTGAAGCTGAAGAAATCTTCCAGTCTGCCGATAGGAAGGTCACGGTTGAAGTGCCATGAGCTTTATTGAAGTCGCCATCCAGACCTCTGAAAGTGAAATAGCGGATGAAGCTCTAGAAAAGCTTGAACAAGAACTAGCGGCTAAGGGTGTCATCGGCTGGGTCCCTAACGAGGCTGATCTAGAGATCATCCTCCTGAACACGATAGCGTCAATGGTGGTATCTGTAGCTCAGATAGCTGCTGTTGTACCTGCTGCCATTTTCCGCAAGTTCGGTACAGAACTAATCAAACTCTTGTATAATGAAGGAGCTGCCGCGACAGTGTCAACGACATGGACGCTGACTGATACGGCGGGACATACGATTGAAGCTGGAACACAACTCACTTTGGGTGAACTGGCTTTCTATGTTGAATCTAATGTGGTTGTCGAAGCTGGCCATAACACGGCTACTGTGGTCCTCATTGCTTCCGAACGTGGAACCGAATACAATAAACTCACGGGGACTGTCGAACTGGTCGATGCGATAGCTTGGGTTCAGGAAGTTACGATTATCGGGGAAAGCACAGGCGGCGTTAATCAGGAAAATGATGAAGAATATGAGGAACGTCTAGCGGGCGCTCTACGACTTCAGGCCCCTCGTCCGATCACTGCTGCAAACTTTGCTGAATTCACGCTAGATATCCCCAGTACTGTCCTCCCATCCGGTTTGAAGGTCGGTCGAGCAACAGCAATCGACGGTTACAATCCCGGCACGACGACTTTCACGGCGAACACGACCAACAAATCGGTCAATCTCGCGGTCGTATCGAGCTTTACGGGGGTCACGGCAGGATCGATCCTAGAAGGGGCAGGGATACCCGCCGGAACAACCGTCGTAAGCGTGAACACGGGTGCGAAAACGCTCGTGATGAGCCGCGAAGCGACAGCTACAGCCGAAACGGTCAGCATCAAATCTATCGGTAGTCTTGAACACGAACGTACAGTAACCGTATTTGTTACTAATCCGGAAGGGCTGGAACTTACTCTCGCTGCTCGTGAAGCTATTGAAGCTTGGTTGAAGACCTACCGCGAGCTAAACTTTTTGGTTTATGTGCGCAGTGCTAATTATACTGAACTATTCGTAACTACAAAGGTCCATATTCTTCCAAATTATGTAGCTGCGACCGTCGTGGAAACAGTCAAGTCCGCGATTCTCGCTTATCTAAACCCTGCGTCTTGGGCTAATCCTACCCAGGCAAAAGGAGAATGGCTCAACCTAGTCCAGGGTTGGAATATCGTAAGAGCAAATAAGCTTATCGGTATCGTCGAGGCGGTGCAGGGTGTCGATTACGTTTTCCCCGCAGAAATGAAGTTCGGAGCAACAGAAACACCTACCAACACGGCAGATTTTACGTTGACTGGCCCCGCGCCCCTTCCAAAGACCATTAGTGCTCATGTGATCGTTACGAGTGCATGATGACTACCTTTGCCCAGCGTCTTGAAGCGCGTCTAGAACCTTGGCTGACCCCGGATTTGTCTCGCTATATACGGGCTCTTGGAGCTATGTTCCAGCCTATCCTCGACCTAGCCGAAGAAACGGGACAGGACGGAGAAGCCGGTTACGAGCCTGCGTGGGGGAAGATCCTGGACGTCAACCTGTGTCCACCCCAAGCCCTTGGATATCTCGCCCAGTTCGTGGGAGTCTCATTGCCTACAACGGTCACTACCGAAGAAGCCCGAGCGTTGATCCGGGCTGAGGGTGGGTTTGAACGTGGCACTCGACAGTCTATTGAAGCCGCGATAGAAAGAGTGTTGGGTCCATCCGTTACTTTTACGATTGAGGAGAGGACGAACCTCGGTGGCGAAGAAAAGGCTTATTGGTTCATCGTTATCGTGTCACCAGGCCATGCGAGTAAAGCTCTAAACGAAGCTATCGAATCAGTTAAGCCTGCCGGACTACTATTCGCAGTTGTTGAAGTTGAAGGAAGTTGGCTGGCGGGTACTTTAGCGTGGAATGAAGTAGCTGAAGGTGTCCAGTGGGGTACTGTGGTAGAAGGAGAATACTAATGCCTGACCCAAGATCGTATTGGTAGATCGGCGCGTATAACGTCCAACCCTACGCCGAACATATGTTCGTACGTGCTCTGAATACATAGTTGCCCATTTCAATACCCTAGCATGAAAGTGGAAGGACTTCAATGCCTCCGGAAAACACCACTAGCCCATGGGGCCTCCCGTTTCCATCTGGCGTAGGCAGAGTTAATTTGGGAGCTACTGATTTCAACGAATTGGCTACCAAGTTGAATACGATATTCAACGAAAAGTTCTTGGTTGTCAAAACGAGTGCTGTTGAAATTACCGCTAAAGCCGGGGAACTAGTAGAGATGACAGCAGCGGGTACGGTGAACCTACCTAAAGCTCCTGCTGCAAATACTACGATCGGTATATTTGCTACCGCTAGCCCTATAGTTGTCAAAACTACTGCTGGGGAAGATATTTACAATTATTTCCATACGGAAGTAAAAACTAGTGTCAAACTTCTCCTATACCAATATATTATCGTCACATATGATGGTACGCGTTATCTGGTTATAGGTGGAGAGCCCGCAAACGAAAATGCTCAAGGAGCACGTACGGGCCGCGCATATGGGACGGAATATGAAGCGGGCGCGGCCCGTATGACGTTTGTCAAAGTCATAGCTGAAAAGATAGGCGGAGCGGGAAAGCTCGGTTTGGAGGTCTTTGTTGGCGGTGTTGCTATGGGCGAATCTTTTATCATTACTGCAAAAGAAGGCGATACGCTCGATATCGGCATGCTGTGTCCGCCTAAAGTAAAGTGGAAGGCTGAACAAAAAGGTGGCGAAACGGCCAGTCTCCAAAGCTCCTATCTCACCATGTAGGTTTCCAGGTTTCGAGGCTTTCGCAAGTGCCGAGGGTAACATCTATATTGGCTGTTTTGGCATTATTGTGTTTCAAGTGCAAGAGGGCGAGTCCTGAGCGGCCCAAACCGTGCGGGCGCGCTTTGTATATCAGCCTATCGGATCTTGGGTGTGTTGTCAAGCGGAATATGGTATCCTGTGGTCATGGTCGAGAAGCCCTCCGACAAGACGCTACGCATCCTCAAAGAAGTTGAGGATCGCCGTCAGGATGAGCAGTTCAAAGCTCGTCTAGAACAGCGTCTTCGCGACGAGAAGGCCTTGTACGACCGTCTAGCAGGCTAGGCAGCCAGGGGGGTATGTAGAGTTCATACAGTCTTATCGACAGAATCGAGCAAGTCCTTGAGGACAGTTAGACCGTGGACTGGACACATCTTCTCCACGCTGAATATGTCTCGGTCTTCGGGGTTTTGTGGATCGCAGATACATCCTTGGGTTCGTGCCTCGATGCTTCCAGGGTCTAGCCTGTATAGACTAAAATCGTTAGGGGTTGTCTTGCATTAGTATCGACTCTGCAAATCTATTCGGCACATGTGCGCTCCAAGGTCAACCGCTTGCAGATCATATATTTCGCCATTAGCCATGATCCATCCTCCGGTTTTGGCTATGGTTTCGGATGCTTGCCGCTCGGTCATGACTGGTTTGTTATGTGGAGCAAAAGCGTAGGTTGCATCGGGTAGATGGTTAGTCATCGTGGGCCTCCATCCTGATCTGCTCGTCTTGATATACACGATGGGCGTGTATAGCTGCTCCACGTTTTTCTAGCCGGACTTGGGCATAGGCTCCTGTGATCATGCCGCCGATCAACCAGACTCCGATTGCGACCGTATGCGATGCGTGTACTCCTGTTTCTCCTAGTGCGAATAGGCATATAGCCCAGATGAGTAGATGCTTTATAATGATCATGAAAGAATGATATCATGTTTGGGACGAAAGTCAAGAGGGTCTAATGAGTTTGCTCAAGACCTATGGAAATGGTAGCTCGATCTTGCCCAGTGACCTAGATCGGTTGCAGGAAGACTATGGTTCAGCCTTCGGTTATTTGAAGCTCATCAAGTCCAGTTCGATCCGGTTGGATGCTCCGACGACAGGGACCTATCTCATGGTTGGCGGGAGCGCTGGGTCGGGGGTTCCAGCCTCTGGTGCCACTGCTGGCATGGCCGTCTTCTATTTGGACCCCAAATGGTTCAATGTGTCGCCCGTCAATGAACGAACGACATACTATCAGCTTGCCATAAGCCTGCTCGTGAACGCGACTGCTCCAGCAACTACATTCACGCCTGCGTTCTATCCCGTGACGGCAGTAGCAGGGGGCGCTGCATCCATTGGCGTGACGCTAGGGACGCCTGTGGGGGGTTCTGCGGTCAACTTTGCCAGTCCGGCGACGTCTTCTCGCAATCAGGCGGTGAGTGGGTTCTTCCCTGCCCCCGCTGCGGGATATTATGCTGTAGGGATTGCGGTGGCCTCAAATGCTGCTGCGAATTCTAGTATGGCGTTTGGGATGGTTCTGCAAATGAAGCAATCATAAATGGTGCTGTGTTTGGCCAGGAGGATCAGTGGATGAGCATTACTCAGGAGACCGGTACGATTTATGGCTCAGTCGGATCGTCCGAGCAGCGGCGGCTTTCCTTGGTCTCGCCACCTTCGGATATGAGGTCAGATGGGGGGACAATATCGAGTTCGCGATCCTTGGTGCTGGTATCGCCGGGCTCGGGTTCGGCGAAAGCGTCCAGCGACTCATTGAGTGGGTTACGACGCTCCGGCCGCCAGCGAAGGATGAGTAGGTTGCGTCGTCTTTTGCGTAAACACCGGTATGGTTTCTACTGGTTGGGATTGAGCATTATGACGAGTGGAGGCTTGTGGCTTGTGCCATTGATCGCGAAAGGATTCTAATGGATGAGGAAGACCGTCAGGAACGACGGGGGGACAGGTTCCGTCGTTTGCTGGCGGATATCGCGGATCGACTTGTAGAGCCTGTGAGTAAGGGTCAAATGTATGCATTTTATTTGATGGCTATTATAGCTGTCGTTATCGGGCTTGCTACTGGTATCCATGTTATCAAACATACGGAAGCGCAGAGACGCAAACTGATATCGGAAACCTGCGAAGAACAGAATGCTAGAAACCGCAATACGCTAGCGGAAGCTAACAAAATACCCGGCGATAAGCATATCGTCATATCTCTCATCAATGATCTTGCGCCATACCATAATTGTCAGGAAGTCTTGCATAAAGCCGGATTCTAATGCGGGCTTATAGTCCAGAGCTAAAATCTTACCGGCATGCTGTAGATGAGCAGGTTAAGCGTCTAGATGAGATGCTATTGCTTTATCAGCAGCAAATGGACCGTCGGTTTGATCATTCCGATAATGAGCATAAGAATGGTCGCCGGGAACTACGTCGCTTTGAAAAGGACATTAAACAACAGCTCAAGAAGATGAATGAGTTGCGGGGAGCTTTGAGCGATCTCGGAAAGCTAATGGCTACCCGCAGAGACCTTGAAAGCGCCGTGGAGACTCTAAAGGCTGAACGCCAATCCCTATATCAAAATTTGATAGGTCAATTGAGCGATTATGGTAGACGTATTGGTGAGCTTGAGAAGAATGTTGCGGTTGGTCCCGCTGGACTAAAGACCCTCCAAGGCATCGCTGACCAGTCCGTTGGTGCCGAACGCCAAGCCCATCGTATCAGCGCTTCCGTTGTCGCCTGGGCTGCTGTAGGGGCCGTCTTCCTATCTGTTCTTGTAGGCGTTCTAGTCAAGTTCGCCTAGCTAAAACGTAGGCGCACCGGCAGTCTGCCGCGCTCTCCTGGGCTGCCGGTGCCCTACGATCCCCAGTGTTAGAGGACGAATTTCTTTCGCGTGATCGTCTCCTCTTCGGTGCGTGGAGTCACAACCTCGAAGTCTTTCCCCTTGATAATGAGGAAGCTTTCGGTTCCGTCACAGGCTGCCCCGGCCTCTTCCAAAGCCTGCTTTTTGCTTTTGGCTTTGATCGGATTTTCGTGGGTGAGATGCTCAAAAGACGTACGTCCTTCCAGCCGAAGCACATGGTACTCTGTGTCGATCGGCCCCTTAGGGCGTCCCACTTTGCCAGCCTCTTCTGCGCTCTCCATAACTACTCCTTTTCGTTTAGACTTCGTTCAGGACCACTATATCATATCTCAAGATAGGAGAGTACAATGCCCCCTTTGAACAGGTGTGTCGCAGTACTGACCCCGGTATTCGGTGCTGCTGCCGCTATAGGCTCTACATGGCTCGCTAAGCATTTCCCAGGGCTACCCACTCCATCTTCAGCCGAGTTGACGGCTATCGAGGTCGCAGGCTTCACGAGTGCTACTGCTGCCGCACTTCATTGGCTTAGGGGTCATCAGCTATGGGAAGCTCGTGTCAAAACGGTCGAGCATGAGGCTGAGCAGGTCGTGAATGTTGCTGAGACGGTTGATCCTGGGCTTGTGAAGGCTTTGGAGGCTATCGTCAAAGCTGAGGTTGGGAAGTTGGAGGCGAAGCTCCCTAAGGGTGCTGAAGTGATCACGAGGACGGTCCCTGCTCCTCCTGTCGTTGTCCAGTCCACGCAGGCTCCTCCTGTCCAATGATGCGAACTCCAAATTGGTCCAGATTGCTCCAAAGTTTTGGAGTTTGTGTATTGGTCGTGGGCCTAGGGGTCTGTTTGGCTGCTTGCGGTGGCCAGGAGCCGCGTTCTTCGACTGCTTGCTATTCCCCTCTTGGGCACGGCAGTATGGGCGTGAGTCAGAAGTGTCGTCCTGCTTTGTTTCGGTTGAACCGAGCGGCTCCTCCTGGCCAGACGGGTATAGATCTTAGCAATAACGATCCTGTTTATGGAGCTAATAATTGGCAGACGATACGCCACCATGCTTCGTTTGTATATCTAAAGGTTTCTGAGGGTACGAGATTTATAGATCAGACTGCGCGTAGGATGGGAGTGGAAGCGCGCCATGCTGGTCTTTTTGTCGGAGCTTACGATTTCTTGCATGTGTGCGGGACTAATCCTAGGGCTGAGGCAATCTATTTTATTGGTGCTGCTGAAAACTTCGAATTGCTGAAGGGTGTTGGAATATTGCCTCCGACAGCAGATTTTGAGTATGGCTCAGGATGTAATGCTAATACTTGGCTAAAAGAATGGTCTAATACTGTGCACCGTTTGAGCCGGGATATGGTTTATTCCGATCCGGGTTATTATATTCCTCAGGCTGGATGTTTTACACAGGCTGATTATGGTTGGGTAGCTGATCTTGGCGCGTATCAGCCGCTCTGCAAACTCCCGACGGTCTTCCACCAGTACAGTTTCTCAGCGTGGGATGGGGTCAGTCGTGTCGATGGAGACGTGTTCCGTGGCTCCTACGCCCAGTTGAGGGCTCTAGCAGGGTTCAAGCCTCATCCGCATCCCTGTAGTCGTAGATGCGAGTTGAGGCGTCTCTATGCGCAGCGTAGTGAGCTTAGGCGCGATCTCACGCATCGGCGGTGCAGGGTGATCCATGGTAGGCGCGCGTACAAGTTGTGTCCGAGATGGGCTCGTGAGGGTCGTCTTGTGAACCGGCAGATCAGGTCTTTGGGGGGCCGCTAATGTTGGCGACGTTCCTCACGCATTTCGTTCACTATTTTTATTGGGAACCTGGACAACCATGGTATCATGCGGCGGTATGGGGCAATATTGTAGCTGTTACGATCCTTGCTCCTTGCGGATACTTGTGGGCTAAGAGTGAGTTTTGGCCTCTGAACCTAGTCCATAGCAAGCTTGATGAAGCCCTTTCGCATCATAAGCATCTTATTCTGATGACAGAGGAGATGCATACGTTTATGCACACTGGTAAGGAACATCCTCGTGTGCTTGCTCGTCGTGAATCCGGTGAACACCCCACACCTGTTAGGAGTAAAGATGTCTAGATTCTATGGATGGAGTGGTCCTAGCCGCCCTGACCGACGTGATTTTCAGGCTGCTATTCCTCCCGCTGGGGATGATGCGGCTTTTCCCCCGGCTAGATCATTGGCTGCGGAGATGCCCCCTATCTGGAATCAGCTTGAACTCGGGAGTTGTGTGGCTAATGCTACAGCTCGTATCGTCTTGCATAGACTAGTGAAGCAGGGTAAGGCTACTCTAGCCGATACGCCATCCCGTCTATTCATTTATTATGGTGGTAGGGCTATTGAGCATACTGTCATGAGTGATTCTGGGTTGCAAGTGAGGGACGGGTTGAAGGTTGCTGCTACCCTTGGATGTCCTCCCGAGACTGATTGGCCATATAATATTGCGGAGTTTACGGTTCTACCCTCCCAGGAGGCTTATCGAAAAGCTCTGAACCAACGGGCAATACGATATTATACGATGCCTAAGACGCGGTGGAATATCAAGTGGTGTATCAATAATGATTACCCGGTCGCGTTTGGTATTCCTGTCTATGAAAGTTTTGAGTCCGAAGCTACCGCTATGAGCGGTCTTGTTCCTGTACCGTCATCCGAAGAGTCTCCCGTTGGGGGTCATAGTATGGTGATTATTGGGTATGATGATACCCGGCAGCTCTATCTGATAGATAATTCGTGGGGTGAGGAATGGGGAGATAAAGGGCGTTGTTGGATACCTTATGGTTATTTCGAGTCTGAGGCTTCTGACTTGTGGACTGTACGGTTGGAGAGTTAGTGATGGATGAGATAATGGAGTCCTGGCACCGTAAGCTTTGGGACGCAATAAAAGAACTGAGGAATAATCAAATGAGTCTACAGGATGAAATCAACGGTCTAACGGCCGAACTGAACAAAGTCGCGACTGATATCGCGAGCGTGGAGACGACCCTTCAGACCGAGATCAACAATCTCGCAACCCAGAACCCTGGAGTAGACCTGTCGAGTCTCAGGACGGCTATACAGCCCCTTGACGCGGCCGTGCAGGCTCTCGGGAAGCTTGAGCCAGTACAGCCCGCTCCCGCTCCGGCTGCTGATCCGGCCCCTGCCGAGCAGCCGGTTGCAGAACACTCTCCGATGATGTAGTATTGGTCGAGTACTGCCTTTTCCCTTGGTTTGGCGCCTCTCTTCGTTTTCGGACGGAGGGGGGCGCTTTTTTCTGTCTTGATCCTGTGATAGGATATGCCCCTCCAGCATTCTTTGCTGATGATGCTCGCCGTCGTATTCCAAACGAGCATGTTCTGCCTTAGCCTTAGCGCTTTGGCTATCCTGATAAGGAGGACCATGAAAGATTCTGGGTATTCTGCTGCCATTCGCTCTTGTCTTTTCGGGCGTTCATAGTGTAGAATCAGACGTATGCCGACCTTTTATGAGCCGGAGTACCAATGTCTGCCTCCCAAGGTTTACCGGGGCTGGTATGGATTCAATGCTCGATGCAAGATCAGTGCGTCTGCGCGGCGGAAGGGGTTCTCGGCGGTCTTCCCTGACTGCAAGTCGTTTTAGGGCTCATATAGCCCATAGGCGCCATTACCATGCTCCCCTCCGAGAAGCGATAGCTAGCTGGTATGGTCCAGCTGACAGCGGTGGAAATCTGGCTTGTGGTGGAGGAGCGTTGACTAGCTCGACTCTTGGTGTTGCTAACAAGACGCTCCCCTGCAATACGCGAGTGCGTGTCTGTGGGAGTCCTAAGGGTCCCTGCGTTAACGTTTCGGTGGTCGATCGTGGACCGTATATAACTGGCCGCGAATTTGATCTTACTGAAGCGACGGCTAGGCAGATTGGGTTCCTGTCCGTCGGGGTTGGCACAATCTGGGTCTCCGTGCGCTAAGATAGGCTTCTCATATGATATGCGGATCGGAGAGGGACGCCCCCGATAGCTGTCCGCTGAGTATGGTATAAGGGTTAGCATGAGTCCTTTGATATCCCTCATCGTGTTTGGAGATACTCAGCCAGCTGGCTCCAAGAAGGCTTACATGCCTCCTGGTGCTCGCTATCCTGTGGTTGTTGACGCGAACCCGAAGGCTGCTGGCTGGAAGAAGCAGATTGGTCGTGCCTGCGCCGAACAATATGGGGGACCTTTTCTTGAAGGGGCGCTAGCGATGACGATACGATTCTATAAGCCTAGACCTCAGAATCATTTTCGGACGGGGAAACACGCTGGTCTTCTGAAAGACTCTGCGCCACTACGACCTGTCACAGCTCCTGACGTGGACAAGAATGCTCGCGGGGTGCTCGACGGTTTGCAGGGTCAGCTTTACCGGAATGATGCTCAGGTGGTCGATATGCATGCCTCGAAGCATTATGGGGAGCCAGCGCGTGTTGAGATCGAAATAGTCCCTTTGGAGCGGCAGGCGGTAGGGCAGGAAGTGCTTGATACGCAGCTAGAGCTTGTCGCATGAACGAGTGGAGAATACCCAAGGGTACTCTGTGCTCAAAATGCGGAGAACGACTAGCAACACAACGCTTCTCGGAGCATGCTAGCGCGATGAGTATAGCTCATGGAGAATTGGGAGATCCGTGGTGCGAGCATTGTATTGTTAGTCGTCAGCTAGAGTATGCTAGGGATCGGGCCACCGCGATCCCTAGGCTTGAAGCTCGGCTGGCTGCATTGGAATAATAGAACTAATGATTCGGGGCTAGTTCTTTTGCGAGATAGGTTAGAGCCCCGGCTCACGCGGGGCATGGGCATCACCCCCTTGATACCGTGATATCAACATGGGTTTCATTGAAAAATATCAAGGCCCTACTTCTCCCCAAACATGAACCCAATGTCCACGACAAGGGCATTGTAGGCATCTCTGACACTTGTTTACACGGATGAAAGCTGGATTGGTTGGTGGGAGATATCGGCTCCACTCGTCATCTAAATCTGAGGCTTCTACGGCTCTCTCTGCACGGGCTACAATCTCGCTCATGCATTAGCCAATCTAACCAAAATATCACCATGACAAGGCTTTGGGGCACAATAACACCCGAGCGTCTTGCCTCGCAGTTCTGAAATATCGTGTATTAGTTCGCTATCAAGAATATAGCGTTCGTACATCCGAATAACTTCCTCGCGAGTACCATCCACCCCGATCTTCCATGGATTCCCCCACTTTGATGGACGGCCTATATAAATATCGTAGGGCTCTCGCCTACAATGCACTATGCGTCCCCGCGAGCTCACCATCTACTTGCTTTCGGACCGCCATCCCGTTCAATCTTTCGTTCTCGATCCAAACGTTCAGCTAGGGCTTGGGCTTCTCGTATTCTTCGGAGAGCCAATGGCTCGGGGGGAGGAATAGCATTCACGGGATCGGTTGTGGGACGATGACCGTTTAGATTCATTGTTTATCCTCAAATTGGGATGGGAGCGTCCAATCTGCTGGTCTCCTTTGTATATATCTACGAATACTAGCACTGTCTTTACAGAGGGTCTCCCAATCATCATAGCGTTGTTTCTTCTTATTCTTTAGCGATTCTTCATAAGGCTGGTAGATTAGGCCGGCGATCGATGCAGCAAAATTACCTGTACCCCACTCTTCCCAAAGTGGGAGGGCAATCCAAAACTTAGAAGCACCAGAATTCTTTGTCGTCCACTTCACGCGAGTATGACCACTCAATTCTTGCCAATACTGGAAGAGACCGTAAAGGGTTGGCCATGCTTGATGATCCCTAGCATCCTGTAGCTTATCTCGGCGCAAGACTGCCAATTCGTGAGCTAGCCCTCGCATCTTTTTGAAAAGCTCATCTAGCTCATCCTCCTTCTTCGCGCACCCTGCACATGCATGCTCAGTGATCTCTCCTGTGGAAACATCAATAAGCTTGAGATGTGAGGCTGGACTAGCTGACATTTAGCTCTCTTAGAAGATTGAGAGCCCACTCCCACATTGTATGATCCTCAGTCTCCTCGGGAAGGGGAATCTCTCCGCAACGTTGAATCCAGTCGAGAGCCCACTCCAAACCACTCATGAGCTTTTGCTCCTCCGATCCCCCACGTTTCATTGTTGTCCCCACCCAATAACTTTTAGCCTCTCAATGGGTAGCTTTTCGGGGTTCAATCTGGCTATGATCTCATCCGTATGCTCACAAGTACCATCCTTATGATAATGGCCCTTTTGTCCCAAACAGACTAGGGTCCACCACTTAGAACGGGGTTTACGGACAAGAACACAAAGGGTGCCCTGCTTATAGCCCTTGGTTGGTCGTCCGGGGATGAGAAGGCCCCGACCACCTTTGACACAATCAACATGGCCGATAGGATCACTCATTCGTTGATTCTACACTAAATCGCTTGACTCTGACACTCGATCCCGTCGAAAAATACCAGCGCGTACAAATGCAGTAGGCTAGTCCACCGGCCTGTACGAGTGGCCGTTCGTTGCATGGACAACTAATAAGATGCCATTGTTCACCGGTCCGATCCAGAACTGCCTCTAGAAACTCATCCGGGACCTTCTTAGCCCAGAGACCGGCGAACCCGGGAATGCCCCGCAGAAGCTCTACAGCACCCTTCTGGCCACCAAAGAGGAGTCGGAGGGGAGGATAGGCCGCATCGATTTCTTCTTTGCGGAGACGACGCTCAGGAGCCGCTAGTGCCTCGGACAGATTCAAGGAAGCCCGGGCTTGATCTTCCATGACCTCGACCTGGCGTTGCAAGAGGAGATCACGGTCAGCCTGCTTCATTCTGGACCCCTCGGCTGCTACTAGTTGGCGAAAAGGCTGCTTCATCCTGCTTGGACCGACTCATAGGTTCTCCAAGGGGCCTTGTTCCCTATACATCGCATCACGAATACGCTTAGCTTCAATGAATAGCTTGTCGATCTCGCCCATCCACGCCTGACGATCCGTGCTCTCTACCAACATGCGGGAGTTGTTCAAGGCCCGCACAGCGACTGTCATCTCTTTGGCAGCTACCTCTTCGCATCGACGGTGAGACGGTACCTCTCGTGCGGCGTTCTGTTGGGTAATAATGGCAGTAGACTCGCTCATAGATTCATCGCTCGTGGCCAAATAGGTCGCGCTCATATTCCGCGAAACCATTATCGAATATCTCATCTCGTACGCGACTACGACATTTAGAGCATATCTCTGTGCTCGTAACAAAGGTATCGTCGGAGCCATCGGGTATCGAAACGTAGCTCCCGCATTCTGGGCACTCTTCAATCAGGGTCATATCTTTCCCTCGGGTGTGCTCTCAACATCTTGCTTGGAGGGATTCATATGATGTTTTCAGCTTTATCGGCGGCACTCAAAAGAAAACTAGCCAAAGAACGGGCATCATCTGGCAATAGTGAGCCTTCTAGCTCTACTTCTGCCAGGCATACCATCGACGGCCAATGTCCCTCTCTTTGACTCACTGATATTTTACATCTATATAGGCCAGTGCTATCCTCGAACCAATTCATTTAGTTTCCCTCGGGTGCGCTCTCAACAATGCCTCAACAGCCCAAGACCCTAGTTCGGAAGCGAACTCCATACAATAAGGAGGCAGCTTCTCGAACGGAATAACCTCGATTCGGGATTCATGACGTTCGTGGATTCTTTTCAGCAAAACGATACCGTTCATGGGATTATATCTAATATGTGGGTCCAGATGACGCTTTGGCAGGGGATGATGACTTTCCCAAATATGATGGCTATCATACTTACCTACGATTTGTCCAGAAACAACACAGCGACCCTCGCACAATTCCCAGACCATATCCCGATATTGCCCCGGACCCACCGGCCCCACGGATTTTCGTTTTCTAGTGCGCTTCAATGGTTTACGAGAGACTTGTACCCAGTCTCGTATAGCAACGGGGTCGCGCTTGAGGGGAGAGCGTTTCATGCGTACTTCTTTGAGCTGGGGATCTTTTTGCAAGTTGGTGGGTAAACGCTAAGATAATGTTTACCGAGCCATCCATTTTGTTTCTCCGCAAGCCGCTTAGCTTGTAACTTATCCTTAGCCGTAACAACCAATTCGCTCTTGAAAACATACTCTTTAGTTGTCATTAGCGCCTCCGGTCTCCTGCTCTCCAGTTAGCTTCACGTAGACGCTGACGATCACAAAAGGATTTCTTTACTTTGGACCAGCGAATAGACTGCTTTACAAAAGCAAAGACACCTAGTATGATAGCCCCAGCAGACAACAGATAAATGGTCATGTTCGCCCCTGTGACTTGAGGATACTCTGACCAACCGTGGCTCTGGTTTCAAGAGTTTTGAGTTTAGCCTTCTTGCCCTCCCAGGCTGCCTCGGCCTCCATTGCCTGAGTAGCCGTTTGAACCAAAGCTATGGCCTTGCGTGTCTCAACCGGCCCCTCTGCCCTCAGGTAGGCTTCAGCACGGTTCTTCTCCTGCTTGCGCTTCGCTACAAACCAATCCCACGCCGCTGCCTCAATCTCGTTTTGCAAGACAGCCAGGTCAGCGTCTATTGCTTCTAGACGAGCTGTTACTTGCTGAGGAGACGAAAGGGTCATCGACTAATAGGCTCGGCAGTAAACTCAATTTCCAGCCCGGGTTCAGGCTTAACGGCTGTATGAACTACCCATCTAGGAGGGGCGCCTGGGCTAGAGCTTTGAACAACAACTAGCCTAAAGTGCATTAATGGTTGTTTATATTCTTGCTCACTGGATTTGTTGCTCATGGTGTCTCTCCCAGGATACGATCCAAAGCCTTCTCCAACTCAATGCATATGACTGTACTCAAGTCTATTTCTTGGCGGACATTTGGGGATGCTTTCCTAATCATCGGCACGAGAGTGTATTCCTCGACGGGTTCTTGTGCGAACCGTTGTGCTTGGGCTATCTCATTAGGCTTGATACGGGTCATACCATCGCCTTTGCTTCCTTGCGTTGAGCGGCCATAGCAGCATTGATAGCCTTCTTGTCACGAAAAACCTCAATCAACAATTCTGCTTTGTGGGGACTTATGGAGCACCGGACGGGCTCTTGATACGAACCGTCCTCCGGTATGGCTATAATAAGTATATCATCCACGGGTGATATTTTGCAAGGCCCGAAACACAATTCATACAAACGCGTCTGATAGTGTGCCTGAGGGAAAACTTTACCGTTTAGTGAGGTCTTGTAATCCCAGAGCTGCCTATGGTCTCCTACGGTGCAGATAAGATCGGGCCGTCCGGCGTATCCTAGCCTTGGATTACAAACCATAAACTCAGCATCAACGGGTTCCGGTTCAAGCTCTAGGAGGACCCTGGCTACCCCGCGAACCCAACCCTGCCACTCCAAGGGATAGTCCGAGAGAACTGGATAGGCTCCTGTGGTAGCGAAATCGTGAAAGGCGGCATGAATAGCTTGGCCCCGTGCTGCCGCCTCATCACGAGCAGCCTTAGCACCCAATTTCAATAGTCGTACGCGCTTTACGATATCCTCCATGGGTACACCGTCCAACTCGCCCATACGCTCAGCCAAAACCCCACCACGGGCACCATGATCTTCATGCCAATAGTTTAGACCATCACCCTTATCTAGAGTAGAAACTATTGAGGATACAGAGTCTAGTTCTTTACCATCCAAAAGATATCTGCGTCGGGCAATCTTGGAGGGTTCTTTTTTGAGGGTTTCCCACTCCCCGGCCTCGTGGCTTTCATAGACTAGATCGCCTACACCATCAATATGACGGACCAGTTCCTCAGACATTCTCGACTCGCAACCAATATCCAGGTTGCGCCTCGGAACCGCACTCAAAACATGACTGACTCTCTCCGACAATTCCACAAGACATGCAGGTCCAAACCTCCTGCTCTTCCTCGAAGAGATAACGTCGTGCCGCCTTCCATCCTTCCTCAAAAGTAGCGATATCATGTGCCATGCCAATGGGCGTATTCGCGAAAGCTCTTTTCATTGCTTCAAACTCACTAGGCTTTAGTGATTCAGGCATCTTTGTGATGGTCCAATATTTGTCTAATGGCCTTTGCTGATCCGACCGTCAAATCCTCGATCTTTTCTAGCCCGACCGCTGTCAGCAAGCCCTGTTCATCCTTTTTGGCCAAAATGATCTCTGTTCTTATTTTCGCTTGTTCAGCCTTAGAAATGGGCTTAGCATCGCCCTGAAGCTGCTTAGACGGACTGCTGGCTCGTGCTCCGTCATCGTCTGTTTGGGCTACGAGGTTCAGGACTGCTTCAAGGGATTGTCGTCTGGCGTAACTGAGCGCCGAACCGTAACCCCGCGCGTCTGGATCATTACCTAGGATCAAGGGCATCGTGCCATCAAGATGCTCCGCGCTTGGAGCGTACACAAGACTGTAGTAAAGGACTGGCTTACCGTTATTATCCTGTCCAGGGGCTGTCGTCCAGAGCAAACCATGCTTGCTCAGAAATGGCTGGATCGTCTCTATGATATTCGGCAAAGGAATAAACTTGTAAGAGAACTTTCCACCAGTACGTTTAGAGACTATCTCAGCTGTCTTCTGCTTGATTAGTATTGGACAATCTGCTTGGAAGGCTAGGAGGGCTGTATAGATGGTCTTCCTAGGCATTTGTGAGCGGACTTGCTCTGCAAGGGCTGAAATATCGGTCATTGGTAAATCTCTTTGTCGTGAGGCCCAATGACCTCAAAGGAATCAATGAGGTTCCATTCTCTAATCACCCTTACGACGCTCCCACACTTCCGCATTTGGCCTATAACATCTTGAGCAGTAGGATTATCGGGAGCATCGTTATCCGGCCAGATATCGCCAACGCTCAATGCGCATTCTGGAAAGACCAATATGAAATTACGGTTAGTCATGCCTCAAGCTCTTTCTCATGTCTTATTCCAGGGATGTAATGTATCCGCGTGCATAGCAAAAGAAATAGCGATGTCTGATGCATAGCTCACGTTTTCTCTCCGTTCGATTCTTTCCAAACCCGCATAACATAAGACCGGCTAACACCAGCAGCCAAAGCAATCTCACGCCACTTCAACCGAGCATCACGAGCCTGACAAACAATAGCCGCAAACTCTTTACTCAAATGGTCAGCATCAAGTTTATTAGTTTCTCGTTCTTCCCTATGTATTTCTAGAGCCGTTAGGGCATCTTCGGGATGCAAAGAAGTCTTAGGCACGATGATCCGGCTCGTTAATCTGCACGAGAGGAGCAATCTGTCCAGCTACTCCCTGGAGGTTAGAATCAACAAAATTGATGCTGTGGCGTGGTGGAATATGTGGTTGTAGCTCTTTACCTAGCCATCGAAGGAAACGCTGTGGTCTAGGTCGATCGATTAGACGCATCTAACTCTCCGCCTGTTTGCGCTTGTCCATGCCTATCCCAACCTACCAATCCCTTAGATTCACAACTTCGGTTCATGGTTTCTTGATACTTCAAGCACATACGAATATGGCCGGTCTCGGCGTCAGCTGGATCGGTATAGGATTCCGAATCAATCTCATTCAATATATCCTCATCCTCAATGCCATAGACCGATGTCGAGTATTGCCGACCTGCGCCCACAGAGCTGATCCTATAATCCCCTACGACTGTATGTAGGCGAAAGCTGCACGTGTCGGGTTTAAGTGTCCACACGGGCATTCCGTGCCATTGCCAGTCGCTTCGGTCCATTCCTACAGTGTAGCATCGGTTCACAGTCTTGTCAACCCGGCGCATTGCTATCAGTATCAGGATGCCTTGGGAAGAGTATAATAAGAAGTATGAAGCGCACCTTCAAATCAGAGTTAGCGCTAGAGGTAGATGGCGATGGTACGAGCTGGTTATCCATCTCCCCCGAGAGTACGCCAGCAAAGGGGGCAAACTATTCTCCCTAACCTTCGAAGCTCGAACATGGCTATCAGACCAAGGACTCCGAGGCAACCTACGCCACAAGACCTTCCTCCGCGCGCAAATCAAGGGTGGAGGCGGCGGACTTTGATGCGTTTTTACAAGCGTTAGGAGACAGAATAAGCATTAGGGTATAGGTATCCCTTCAGCTTTCTCTAGTAGTAACAAGGTCAGACCAGATTCATCATCCGATCTTTGGCGCTCCGTCCAGCGGCTTCACTCTAGACCTCATGCTCGGGACCATAGCTCCGCTATGGAACATCCCGGCTGGGGGGATTTTGTGCTTCCGGGCCTACTCTGTGCCCGGTCACCGCGCTCATTGACTCGCAAGCTATAATCTGACCTAGTTTCTGCGACGAGACTAGGGGATTGTGGCCCCGACGGCTGCATTGCGCCTCTCGCCATATATCGGGCGGCGGGCCGGTGGGTCGGAGGGGCCACACCCGTTCCGCCGTTCAGGGGAACTCCGGGATAGCTTGAACGGACGCGGGGGATTGCTCCTTGCGCTTCTGCCCGCTCACTTGGTATACTTGGGTCGCGTCATACTCGCGCATAGCTTAACGGCTCGACCTCGGCTCGTCTACTTGGCGGGCCGTCGTCGTTCTAGACGTCAGATTCTCGACTGGAGATAGCCAGAAGTTGCCTTTGCCGTCCGTAAGTTCGTAGAAGATGCCAGGATTCATGCGTCCGCGCCGCCGAATCGTCTTGACGTACATTCCGTGCTTGCGAGGATTGTGAAGGCTGGCATAGCCCCCGGTAAACCAGTCGCCGAAGCGTGGACTTACAGTCCTGGGTTTACTCTCGCCGTCAGATGAGCTATACTTAGGGATATCGACTTCCGTTCAGTCGGTCATCTCCTGGGACGCTTACTACGTCGCTGGGAGCTAGTTTGGTCAGTCTACTGCATCGGCGTTGCCCCGTCAAGTCCTCATTTTGCTTGACGGGGCTTCGTCTTTTTGGTAGACTTTCAGCGCAGGGTCTGGCCCAGCGGTCATGCGGTTTCCCTGGTCGGGGCAGCATGACCGCTGGGGGTTTTACGTCGCCGCTTGGGGCAGATTTGACAGGCCATTGTCGTTCTGGTAGGCTTGGTGGGCCAGTTTCGCCGCTGTAAACGGGGTCCCAAATCCTCCGTTCAAAGACAGATTGGGTGGTGGAGGTCTGGGGGTTTTCTCCGGTCCCGAGAGTACGCGTCCCGCTGGTCTTTGGGCTGGCGGGACGTTGCTTTTCTGGGAACGATCTGGTAGACTGCATAGAGAAGGAGCCGGAGCAGTCATCGGTTATCTTCGGCGGGGTTCGACTCCTCCTTTGGGCGCTTGGGCCACCGGAACCGTAGGGCCTTCCGACCTGCACAACATGCCCCTTCGCTATACTTGTTTTGCGGATTGCGTTCCGCACTAAGGCTGCGAGCCGAAGTCACTAGGGTTATCTTGCTAATGAATCCCTTCCGACACCAACATGCCCGCAGTCTGCTATAATCGTGTTGCGAGGAGCCGGAGCTAACGCCGGTTATCTTTGGGAGATCGAGGTCGCAGGTTCGAATCCTGCCAGCCCCTAGTGGTTGTAGCTCAGTCTGGTTAGAGCGCGTAAACCCGGTTTGGCACAACATGCCCCTCGCATCTTTTCGGAACGCAACCGTCGGGAGAGCATCATGTCTTCGTATCTGTCTCGTGCAGCTTCGCCCCTATGGACTCCTCAGTCTGAACGGATTCCCGGTTCGTCTCAGGTCCCGAACTCGGCTGGTGGTCATGCTTGGAAGATCGGGAGCATGGACCGCTTGCGCCGTTTTCTCGTGCTTGGGTCTGAGGGGGGCTCGTATTATGCGTCTGAGCGTGATCTAACGCGCGAGAACATCGACGGCGTAAGGCTCGCCTTGGATGAGCACAAGCTTGATGCGGTCCGTGAGATCGTTGATATCTCGAAGGCTGGCCGTGCTCCTAGGAACGATCCGGCGCTGTATGCGCTGGCGGTTGCTTGTGCGCACAACGATCTTGAAGTCAGGAGACTAGCCACCAAATCGATTCCGCAGGTTGCTAGGACCGGTACGCATCTGTTCCATTTCGCTGACTTTGTGCAGTCTCAGCGTGGTTGGGGGCCTGCTCTAAAGAAGGGTGTAGCTGCATGGTATGAACGCGAGGATGTCGAGCGGCTTGCCTACCAACTGGTCAAGTATAGGCAGAGGGATGGGTGGACACATAGGGATTTGTTGAGGCTTGCTCATCCCATGCCAGCGACTGACAATCATCGGGTTCTTTATGATTGGGTTTGCGGGCGGGGAGTTCGGCTACCGGATATCAAAAGCTGGATTGATCCGCTTGAGCCTATAAATGATCTGAGCCGAGTTGGTGCAATCGGAGCGTATGAAGACGCTCAAAAAGCTCCTACCCCGCGAGATACTTCGGCCTTGATTGATAAGTGGGGTCCTAAGCTGCCCCGAGAGGCCCTGAATACTGAGCATTTGAACTCCGGCGAGGTTTGGAAGGCGTTGCTGAAGGCCGGGATGCCGATGACTGCGTTGATCCGTAATTTGGCGACGATGACCCGTATCGGTGTTTTGAAGCCGATGGGCGATGAGACTAAGCTCGTGGTCGAACAGCTAGCAGACCCGGAGAGGGTCCGTAAGGCTCGTGTGCATCCTTTGTCGGTGTTGGGGGCTGTGGCTACGTATGCGTCGGGTCATTCTGCGCGAGGAGCGAATTCTTGGGAGCCGTTGCGTGAGATCGTAGACGCTTTGGATAATGCGTTTTATCTAGCTTTCGGGAATGTTGAGCCGACTGGTAAGCGAACGATGCTTGCTTTGGATGTCTCGCAGTCGATGACCTGGGACGATATTGCGGGTATGCCGGGCGTTGACTCACGGATGGGTGCTGGGGCGATGGCTCTTGTGACGGCCCGTGTTGAGCCTAACTATCATATTACGGCTTTCTCGCAAGGTATCCATCAGGTAGATATCGGACCACGGCAACGCCTAGATGATGCTTTGCGTACGATCAATAGCCTACCTCCTGGCGGCACCGATTGTGCTCTACCAATGCTCTATGCTTTGGAAAACGATATCAAGGTAGACACGTTTATTGTGTATACGGACTCGGAGACGTGGGCTGGGCACCCTCATCCCTCGCAAGCCCTAGAGATATACCGTCGCAGGGCTGGTATAAACGCTAAGCTCGTGGTTGTGGGTATGGTTTCTAACGGATTTACTATCGCCGATCCGAATGATATTGGAATGCTGGATGTTGTCGGGTTTGATTCGGCTGTTCCACAGGTGATTTCGGACTTCTCTGCTGGAAAGTTTTAGTCCCTGATCGACTGGACGGGGCGTATATCTTCTGGTAGAATACATGGCGAGGTAGCACTCGATCTCTGGCGCGGACCAAATAGATCGCATGGATAGCCAAGTGATGCACCTTCGGGCAATGTGTTCTCCGCGCCGTTTGCATCTCTCTTGATCTTGTAGTATACTTGGACCCTAAGCCTAGACCAAGGAGAGTCCGAGATGGACGAATTGACAGCGCTAGCTCAGATGGCAGAGGCGTTGGAGCCTATGTCCCTGAATGAACGTGAGCGGGTTTTGAAATGGGCTCGCGATAAGTTTTGTGATTGTGCCAAGGAGCGAATATCGGCGGAACAATTCGAGGGCATAAAGGCCCAGCTAGAAGCTCTTGAGAAGTTCGCCAAGCAACTAAAAATTGATCCTAAGCAGTTGGCTCATGCGTTTTCTGCTGTTCGTGAGCGGCAAGGTGTGGCTCCCCTGGACCAGCGTAGTCTTACTGATGCGGAGAAAGCTGAGTTGAAGTCCCATAATCTTAAAGCAAGGACTTCAAAATGACTCAAAAGCTCGCTCAAGAGAAGATTATCCAGGCGTGTCAGGATGCTATTGCTGAGGCTCGGTTGAAGCGTTGGTCTAGTGTGCGGCAGCTTTTGGCGTCTGCCTCTGCCGTGACGAATGGTATGAATGGGAATGTGCCTAGGGTTGCTCAGGGTCCAAGAAGGAATATCAAACATGATCCTCGTTATTCTCATTCTTTGGAATATGGTATTGCAATCCTTTCCCTATTCTCGGATGAGAATCCTATATGGGGTAATAAGGAAGTGGCAGAAGCCCTGAACGGGCCACGGGGAACAAGCCATCGTTATTTGTCTACGCTCGTAGCAATGGGATTTTTGGAGCAGACTGCTAACCGGAAGTATCGGCGGGTGAGTTTGGATGACTGAGCCCACTGTCAAGCAAATAGAGGCTTATGAGCGCGGTGAGCAAAAGTTGTGGAGATGCCCTGACTGTGGAGACGAGATCGAAGTTCTGAGCGCTGTAATGGTTTTCTGTGAGCCGTGCAGAAGCGAACGAAAGAAACTTGTGTCCATGAGCGAGCTATCCGAGACAGAGCGCGAGCGGGCTAATCAGCGTGTAGTAGTCCTGACGGACGAGGAGATCGACCGTCTCGTCAAACTTTGCGAGCACGAGGATTATAACCCTTGGGATTTTCCTATTCAAGACGAATTGGCCAACAGGCTGCGTACTGCCCTGGCGCGGCGGCCTGACACTATGCTCGACAAGTGTGCGCTAGCTGCTTTCATGGCTGATGAGCAGAGCGATTCGGCTTGCACCTGGGAGACTCTGCCCGCGTATGGACAGCAGGAATACCGGAAGATTGCAAGATTGGTCATTGAGGCTGCCCTTTTCCCAGGAGATGAGAAGTGAGCGCGCAAAGAACCCCTGAGGCGAAGGCGGCTCGCCGTTGCGGTGCTCGTGTCACGGTCTGGCGTGCTATTCACGAGGCGTATGTGTCCGGTGGCCATGTGACCGTTCGTTGGTTCAACCATACCTATGAGGGCCATATCGGCGAAGTCGGCAAAGATGGCTTCCGGATTAGAATGGATTTCGTAGACGCGGGTCCTGAGGATCACTGGTGTTCTTGGAAGGATGTTACGAAGGCTGAACTATGCCCTGGTTGTGCTACATCGACATCCGCATGACCTGGGTGTACGGGCATAGGAGGGGAGAACGGTGATCTTACTCGCGTGCGTCAAACATCGTCGGCATGACGCCGAATGCGTCTGGTGTCGAGCGGCTACGGCGTCCCTGGTTGCCTGCACCAAGCCGATCCCAGCTTTTCCCAAAGTCGAGTCTTCCGGGCATGGGAGCACCGAGGGATGAGCGAAGTCAGGCGATGCGAGCGCTGCGGAGACCAATTGCCATGCCAGCTTGGTCTATGTCGCGGTGCGTATGAGCAGGGACAGGCGGCGGAGCGCAATGGCTTGGGTCGCGGGGCGAATCCTTATCCGCGTGGACGAATGCTGAACCCCTATCGGTTGTGGGACACGGGTTGGTGCGACTCCATGGTCGCGGGAGTTGAGTTTGAGCGCATAGGAGACCAGCGTGAGCACTTCTGAGATACCACTGAGAATGGCCGATCTGATACCAGCGGAGCGCGAAGCGAAGGAAAGCACACGATGTGGGCATAGGAGGGGACGATGATGACTGATCGGGAGCGCGAGGCTATTAGAGAGGCCGACCGTGCGCTCCAGGCGCTCTGGTGCGCGATCTACTCCCATGCGACCGGAAGCGGCGCCCAGCGTATCGACGGGAGCGAGCTGTATCTACTGGTCGAGATCAACAGAGCCCGTAGCGCTATCGCGGGGAGTGTGTCCGGAGAAAGTCAATCCGTGCCCGATCGAGAGGACGGGGGACCGTGGACGGATCATGTCTCTACATCTGCCCTCTCGGGCACCGGGTGGATGCCGTGAGCGCCCCACGTATCCTTGTCGGCAACGAGGAACTGTTCACAGTCCGAGACGCCATGCGTGGGCTGAATCGGATCGTGGACGACATTGTTGAGGGCAAGCTCGACAAGGTTGTGCTGACTCGCCACGGGAAGATGCTTTGCGCTGTCGTGCCATTGGGCAATATCGAGTCGCTCTACCTAACCGATCAGCCGGGAGGAAAGCGGGCAATAGCCCACGGCTGCTCCTGTCCAGAGGCTCAACCGGACGCCCTCAAGAATCGATTCGTCGTAGACAAGGACTGTGCGCTTCACGGACTAGCTATTGCCAAGGCGATGTAGGAGGCCGAGAGCGTGATCCATTACATCACTCTTGATTTTTCGGAAGCAACGGATGATCAGCTTTTCGCTGCTTGGGAAGAGGCTCGTCGTGAAAAGGATGGTTGCGAGAAGCAGCATAAATTCATGCATGCTTGGGATCCGCGTATAGAGGCTCTAGAGGCTGAGATGACTAAGCGTAGGGGACGCATTGTCTACAGGGGCCCCGTAGAGCAAGGAGATGCGTGACGAGCGCTATTTATCCCAACCCCAATCATCATTCTTTTCGATCTCCCAACATGGTTCACAAAGACCGTCTGCATAAACGGGCAGACGTTTGCATACCAAACAAATATCGGTTCTGACTGGATTTGGTTTATCGGCGGCGAGCTTGCACATACAAATAGCTAGCAAGACTATTGCGGCCCATATTGCTCCTGCTCCAGCGAAAATCATGAGGCTAACCTCCACATTTTGTCGATCGCTTGCTCTACGGCAATATCCTCGTTCAAGGATGCTATTTCGACACGCTTATGATATTCCCTTGTTATGTTTAGATCGTGGATTTCGCATGCGGGACAACGACCTTCGGCTTGCATTTCAAGAATGACTGCCGTGTCATAATCTGCTAGCCCTGCTTGGTTGAATAGGAGTTGGGTATGGTCACATGTCATGTTATGATCTCGAATTCGTGTGGTTCGCAGGCTTCTGGACCATGATCGGCGGTACCGTCCCATCGTATAACTATCATTCGTAGCACTTTGTCCCAGCCAACTATATGTCCGTAGGGTTTGGCTCCTTTGAGCGAGCGAACCTTTATTCCCACTAGTTCCACTAGTAGCTTGGACGATATCTGATTCAAGTCTCTCTCGGCTCGTGCTGCCCGCTCATGCCAGTGACATAGGAGAATTAGAGCCTCTTCGAGGATCATATCTCTTCCAATGAGTCGCGATAATCCCATTCATTCCTGTAAGCAAACCATGTGATACCGTAATCCTTCCAACGCAATTTCAATGCTTCTACGAATTCCTTCAATGATTGTTCTGGTGGGCATCGTAGGATGCCGTGAGTAAGACTATTGAGGATCATCGGCTAGTCCTATCTTGGCCATATGTACCAGAGCATCTGCAGGAACGTAAGACTCACAAGATGCTATTTCCTCAAGGACTTCATGAAGCTTATCCTCGCGCCCGAGTGCGTTTAGCGCAGCCTTTCGTAGTCCAAACCGGCTTATATCTTGATCTAGCTTATCTTCCAGTTCTTTCCACGTTGCCATTTGTGCTCTCCTTGGTTTGGGAACTTGGATTGTTCTGACTGGATTTGGTTTATCGGCGGCGAGCTGGATCACGACCGACTCCCCACTCCTCTTCGTGGGAAGGGCATAGCGCGCGTGTGCGCCCGGCGATCCGATCAAGACAGTGGGCGCAACCTGTCGGCGCTTCGTTCGCTTCCCTTTCGTTTTGTTCGCGCTGGGTCTCTGCCGGCCTGGTGGTCATTTCGTCTCCTTGGTTTGGGTGGTATGGATCACACCGTTCCTCCGGAATCGTATAAGCTATGCAGGTCTGGAGAACATGATCGTAGTCTCCGCTCATAGCCTCACTGGAAAAGCAATTGAGGATATCCGATGTGTTTCCAGCCCGCTTTAGGGCTTGGCGTACGATCCCAATAAGCATCATTGCGTTGCCGTCTTGGCCCTCTAGATCGATAATTCCGGGGATAAGACCTGCTGGGGTCTCAATCGTCATTTGTGCTCTCCTCGGTTTGGGTGGTGTGGACTTCCGATATACGCTCTAGCAGCGTGAGAAGATGCTCAAGGTTTTCGACCTCTTTACGCTCTTCGGCCACGAGACGGTAAAGGAACCGGAGATGACGCTTAGCTGCTTGGACATCGGCCATTGTGACTCGGAAGGGGTCGATGGTGGGCGGTGCGTATTCGTTGTCATCTAGGAAGGCGATGACCGAACGAGCTTGTGTGCTCATTGTGGGTCTCCTTGGTTTGGATCATGTGGATCATGCTTAAGGGCTTCATCGTGGAGGAGTTGATCGCGGGCCATCGCCGTTAGGTCCCGCTGTCGTTGTCCTTTGATATTGCGTTCGGCTTGAACTCCTGTGGTGGTCGTATCGCTCTCATCATGAGATTTGAAGGCATTCCAAGTCATTGCGTATATCTTTAGTGGACGCACTTGCCTGAAATAACCGCAGGGATGGTGGTGGGCGTGTTCGGAGTCGCGCTTATCACGAAGAGGCCCAGGCCTTCCTCTTTGCGGACTGGGGGGACGGCTTAGATCGGCATATGCGTTGCCAGCTTGAATCTCGCTAGGGGTAGGTTTAGGCACGGCGAAGCTCTTTGCTTCCACGCTTACTTGTGCGATAGATCCTGTGGCGACCATCTGGAGTTTGGATCTGGACATCGAACAGGCGCCCCAAATTTTCGATTGCGGTTATGGTGCAGGGCCGCCATGCCAGTATGTCGTCAGTCTCGGGGCGCATATCGTAGACATAGGCTTCTACCTGCTGGCCGATCTCGTAAGGTGTCTTGGTTTGGATCATGCGTAGAACTTTACATGATCTGGCAGTACTTGTCAAGCCCTTTAGCAAATCTTTAGGAAGTTCGGTGTCACGAGCCGTCAGGATATGCTAGAATAACTGTATGAGCATCAACCCATATGAGCTACTGCGCCACGAACACGGTCTCTCCGTCGATGAAGTCGCTGAGGGCTCCGGTCTATCATCCCGCACGATCATCCGGCTAGAGCGCGGTCCTGTGCGTCCTAACGCCAAGACAATCAAGGCACTCGCGGACTTCTACAAAGTGCCTGTGGCTTCGCTGATGGATACCAAGGTTGGAAACATGCTATTCAGGGTTTGTTGCCAGAGGGTTTTGAGTCGTGAGCATTGAGCATGAGATATCAGGAGCAGAGGGCGAGGCGATGGAGGCTGCATTTGAGTGCATATCGCGCCAGGTGCCTGATCTTGTCTTCCCGGGTGGGAAAGCGGAAGAGGACGCTTTGTATGAGGGTGTCTGGCTGGCTTGTCGTGAATATGTAGGTATGGGGGAGTTGCAAGAGATTGCCATTAAGCGTACGGTTGAGCAGCGTCAACGGGCTGATATGGCTGAAGAACGCGAGAAGAAGCTACGCGAAATACTAACCGAGATTAGCGATGGTTTCTCTTGGGATAATAGAGAAGAGGGTTGTCTCGCAGCCAGCCAGATGCAAGAAGCGGCTAAAGGTGCTCTTGAAAATGCGTAAACAAATCGGCCTAAGAATAAAGGATGAGACTAGGGATCGGTTGGAAAGGGTTCGTGGGTCTTTGTCTCGTACTGATTATATTGAAGGTGCTGTGTTGGCGCAGATAGCGCGAGACTTGAAAAAGACGGAAACACCGCATGAATACTCGCTGGATACTGGCCTCCCGGTTTACAAGGTAGATATGATGGAGGATGGCCCAGGCGGTCCAATGTACACTTGGGTGTGCGATCTTTGCGGCCAGCCATTTAACCAGTGGGAGGAATGTAATAGCGGAATCCATGTAGGTTCCGATGGGGAAACTAAGGGTAAGCCTATCAAGAGCACTATTCTAGCTGCTTTACTGCGTCAATCCTCCATAGGACAGAATGTATTGCAGGATGATGGTGCTGATGCGATGAGAGAAGAAATTGCATCCCAATATGAGGCTCAAAAGACTCTCGGGCATCTCCCTCAAATTATATTAAGACCTGGCGTGGTTCGTTCTTCTGCTGAGTCTAAGTCTGGGGTTTTGCCTGTCCCTAAGAAAGCTCAGAAGGGGTGTAAGTGATGGACAACTATGTGGCACTCAGATTGCTCCAGAGGATCGCTGGCGGTTTGGTCTATACCGCGTCCTCTTCCGACCTCATCTGCGAGGCGGAGCGGGTACTTGCGCAGCTAGGATTTGAGTGTCCGAACTGCGATCACGGCCGCATTCTCGGCGTGAAGTGGGAGCAAAAGCTCGATAGTAGCGAGCCCGTCCCGATTGAGTCGGAGGAACCCTGCGAGACGTGTGGTGGCTCTGGTTTCGCCGTGCGAGACATTGAGCAGGAGCGATGAGCGTTCCTTCCCCAAAAATCCTCTCAGCCCAGAGGAGTACTGCTGAGAGTCTTAAATATATTAGGGTAAGGATGGATGCTTTGCAATGGGAATTGGAGATAGCTCTAAAGAAAGGGGTCCAAGTAGGGGATTTTTCTAGGGCTAGTGTGGAAATGCACTCGTGGGCTAATAAGCTTAGGGAGGCTGCTGATGCATTGGGGGAGGGCCTAAATGACGACTAGCATTATTTTGGAAATACGCAGAACATTGAGCGAACTTGAATTGTGTAGCCATATGCCCGCTGCTGAGTTGGGCTATTCGTCTAAAAGTGCTGCGCATCCCGGTGGTAAACGTCCTCCCGGCGGGGTGGACTATAGGGAAGATAAACATAATCTCGGGCCACAAACTAAGACCGATGCTAAACCTAGAATACTTAGGTCTGCCGAGCATTATAGGCGTAGATTGGCTAAAGCTCATAATGATCGGACGCTAGAAATCATTCTCGAACAGGCTAATGATAGTCTAAACGCTTGGAGACGGCAGCCTCCGCCGACTAAGCAGAATGAGCCTAAAAAGGAGGATCCTGGTTGGAAGCGTTATGTGGCTGAGAGCGAGCTAATGTCGGAAAGTCTGGCTGCTAAATATGGTGTATCATCTCAGTATATTCGTGAAGTGCGTAAGAAGTATCGAGAGGCTGTATGAATCCTAGACAGGCTGCCTTCGTGATGATAGAATGTGCTCGTTTTGAGCGCGAGAATCGGGATGCTGATGGTTGGTACATACCGCCAACTCCTGAACAATATGAGGATCTGGCTCGTCGGGCGGAGGCTTTCGAGTATCCTTGGGTGCGTCTGTGGCATCGCATTAGGCTTCGCGCCCTAAGTTGATCGCTCAAGCACGCATTCCATGGTTGGACCTGCTACACTTTGCCGCAAGTTCTCTCTAGGTTGGTCTAGCTAGCTCTGGATTCGTATATACGGAGGCACGAATGAGCGACGATTGGGTCATTGTGCGCTTCTCTAGGGAGCTTGTCGAGCAGATGGCGGACTATTGGAGTCCTCCGGTGGAATGTAGGCTTGTGCGGCGTGAGAACGGCGAATACGATCTGCTTGCGCGCACAGTCCCGCCTCATGTGGTTGCTGAGCCTCCTGAGCCTCCTGAGCCTCCTGAGCCTCCTGAGCCTCCTCCGCCTCCTCCGCCTGCTGACTCCGAAATACGCGGCTAGATGCCTTTCAAGTCGGTTATTTTGCGTTTGGAGGGTGAGCGCGTCAAAGCGATGCTGTCTACGAATGGGATCGTTGCTTATGGCTTGAACGGAGAACTCCGACTGTTTGATTTTCAGTACAGTCCCTGTCACGGGTATCAAAACGGTTGTGTTTGCGAGGTTTGTATGAAAAAGAGCACAAAGACATCTCCGTTGAAGACAAAGCAGCACATTCCGTCGATATCGACTGCTCCCAAGCGTTGCGAATGCTCGAAACCAATCAGGAACGATGAGTCGTGTTTGTCGTGTGGAAAGCCGATTGAGCGGAAATCCTTCCTTGCGATTTGCAGCATGATCGAATAGAATCAGTGGATGGCTCGTAAGATCCAATTTAGCGGCATCGTGGATGCTTACGGCGGCGGATCTTGGTCTGCCACGGATGCCAGCATTGGTGGCACCAGCGTCATTGAGGGACTGGAGCGGACCTTTGGCATACGATCTGATATCAACGTAAATGTTTGGCTAGGCATTGAATCTGTCGCATCGGGCGTATTGTATGCTCATAATGGTTTTGGCGGTACTGACGTTACGCCTCCTGAATCTCCTGTAATTGAAATCGGCGATATAGACCTGATTAATAGGCTCGCGGATTTGGATGGTCGCGAGGTTGTTCTTATCGTCGAAGAGACATAGTAATGGATGCTGCTTTGGAGGCTCGTATAGTCATTTTCAATAAGATGATGCCGCCTGCTGGAACTAATCTTTCGGCCGACTCTTTCAATGCGGGGGTAGGGCGAATGCGAGCCCGATTGGAACAGATGCCCGAGCCTTCTTTTGGGGAGTCAATCCCTGACCGCGATTTTCTCGAAGCCATAGATCGTCTGACACCGGAACGCACAGATGAGAGTTTCGGCTCGCTCTGGACTACGTTTTTTGAGCTAAAAGACGTTTTCGGACTACCAGATGAGCTTTTGCGAGCCAAGGCTAAGGATATGTTCGAGCGCCAGTTGATTTATGGTTGTGATTGTGGTTGTCGCGGCGATATATCGTTGGATTGTGATGGCTCTTTGGAGCGGCCTACCATAGATCGGCTTCTCGATGCTGAGGCTGGCCGCTATGATCCTGGATCTTATGGGATGTCATTCGTGCAGAGTCCGCATCGCACGCTAGCCAGTCTCGAAGACACGGTAGTTGAAGCGCTCTCGGCCCCGATCCCACTAAGCCAAGCATGGTTGACGTTGGCCAATCGTCTTGGTCCTAAGCGCAGACGAACACTCGCACTACCAGCGTTCGCTAGACGAGGACCAGACGGCCACTTCTACATGGTCGAGAAAACAGTGTTGCCGAGCCTAACTACCAAACGGGGCTTCTTCAAACGCGGGTAAACGTATA